AGTAGGGAATAGGTAGAACGAAGCAATGGGGGGGGGGGTGGTTTGGTAAATCGGGATCGAACCTGTCAGTACTAGACCCGTACCCAAATTATAAAATTCGCCAAAACCCGAGGACCGATTTCGCCAATCAACTTTCCTTCCGTACACTTCCCCTCATTCCAATTTTGTCTTTAAGTTCCAACTCCATACTATGTTCACCCTATATGGTGAACAGGGGTTCCTTCATGTCCGCACTTACTCTTGAACAGTTCCAGCGTGCTCTTCCCGATAAGGTGAAGAAGTCCGTCAACCAGGAGTTGGTTGATTCGATCAACAAGACCATTAGCGATCCTGATCTACATGAAGCCTATAGGGACAACTTGCTCAGCTATACCAAGGTCATGGCGGATGGTCGGTTCAAGATCCAGAACTACATCGATGCAGTGAAGTACGTCAGCCACAAACTGTTGGGCTGTTCCAACATCGATGCGTACATGAAGACGTTCCCGGACAAGTACAACCGCTTTGTTCAGCAGGGTGTAACACCCAAGGACATTGCCAGCTATGTGACTGCGTACAACAAGTCCAAGTTGGTGAACCTGATCTTCGAACAAACACTGGTGCCGCACTATGTGCTGAACCAGGACTTGTATCAGAAGGCGTTGAACGTCCAGGCCGAACTGATGGTGTCTGCCAACAGCGAGAAGGTTCGTTGTGATGCGGCCAACTCTCTGCTCACTCACCTGAAGATGCCGGAGACCCAGAAGGTCGAGCTGGATCTGAATGTGAAGGAGGACAGTTCCATTCAGGCTCTGCGTGAGACCACCCTGGCTCTCGCTCGCCAGCAGAGGCTGATGCTGGAGTCTGGTGCCATGAATGCGCAGGAGGTGGCCCATAGCCGCCTGGCCATCGAAGTGGAAGGGGAGCGCCTGAATTGACCATGAACAAGCTGGCTTCCGCTGTTGCCGGTGTGGTCATGGGCGCGACGGGTGCCCTGGCAGCTGATCCGGTTGCCGAGGCACTGGCACCGTGGAAGGTCGAGCAGTATCTGGCTGCCACTGACTACACGGTCGATCCGAGCTATGTGCCGAGCGACTTCGCCCTGGAGTTCGTGACCTTCATCAAGCTGGTGAACGGGGCGCAGGGCGAGGAGAACAAGACGCCCCTGGTGCATTACAAGATGCTCGACACGCTGACCCAACGGGGCCGGCGCGTGATCAACCTGTGTCACCGGGGTATCGCCAAGACCACCGTGATGGGCGAGTACCTGTTCCTGTACATCGCCACCTACGGGGAGCTGCCCAACTTCGGGCGGGTGGATCTGGCTCTGTACGTGTCGGACTCGATCGAGAACGGCGTGAAGAACATGCGCAAGAACCTGGAGTTCCGCTGGGAGAACTCCGACTTCTTGAAGCAATACGTCCCCTCGATCCACTTCACTGACATTCGCTGGGAGTTCCGCAACGCGGACGGGAAGATCTTCATCGTCAAGGGCTACGGTGCCAAGACCGGCGTCCGGGGTGCGAAGGAGATGGGTAAGCGCCCCCAGCTGGCGGTGCTCGATGACCTGATCTCGGACGAAGATGCCCGGTCGGCGACGGTGATCGCAGCGGTGGAGGACACGGTGTACAAGGCGGTCAACTACGCCTTGCACCCGTCGAAGAACATCATCGTCTGGTCAGGTACACCCTTCAACGCGAAGGACCCGCTGTACAAGGCGGTGGAGTCGGGGGCGTGGGCGGTCAACGTGTTCCCGGTGTGCGAGCAGTTCCCCTGCTCGAAGGAAGAGTTCCGGGGCAGCTGGCCGGATCGCTTCACCTACGAGTACGTGAAGGAGCAGTACGAGAACGCGGTCAAGCTGGGGAAGGTGGACACCTTCAACCAGGAACTGATGCTGCGGATCATGTCGGACGAAGATCGGCTGATCCAGGACCACGACATTGGCTGGTACAAGGTCGATGCCGTCCTGCGCAACATGGGCCGGTTCAACTTCTACATCACCACCGACTTTGCCACCAGTGAGAAGCAGAAAAGTGACTACTCGGTTATCAGTGTATGGGCCTACAACAATGCCGGTGACTGGCTGTGGGTGGACGGGATATGCAAAAGGCAAGACATGGCGAAGAACGTCGATGACCTGTTCAGGCTGGCTCAGCGGTATCGACCTCAGCAGGTGGGCATCGAGGTGTCCGGTCAGCAGCAGGGCTTCGTCTCCTGGATTCAGAACGAGATGCTGAATCGCAACATCTTCTTCCCGCTGGCTTCCGAGGGTAACGACTCCAAGCCAGGTATCCGTCCAAACACCAACAAGCTGGTCCGCTTCAACACCGTGGTGCCGCTGTTCAAGGCCCGCAAGATCTTCTTCCCGATCGAGAAGAAGAAGAGTGCCGAGATGGTCGAGGCCATGAACGAGCTGGAGCTGGCGACCCCTGGCGGCTTCAAGAGCAAGCACGACGACTTCATCGACACCATCTCCATGCTGGCTTCGCTGCATGCGTGGAAGCCTTCCGAGGAAGCAGGCCTGTACCAGAACGAAAGCTCGGGTATGTGGGAAGCAGACGACGAAGACCAGTACAACGACCGCATGTCTTCCTACATTGTCTGAGGAACCCTTATGAAACTTAGCGAGATCTTCCAAGCCCTGACCTACGGCGAGTTACGTCAGCTGAACATCGGCGGTGCCGAGTCCAGCGGCATCACCAAGGAAAACCAGAACGAGATCCTGACCCATGTGAACCTGGGCCTGACCGAACTGCACAAACGGTTCCTGCTGCGCGAGGGCCGGGTGACCCTGCAGCTGCTGCCAGGCGTGCGGACCTACACGGTCAGCAAGAAGCACGCCCAGAGCAACCGGGAGTCGTGGGGCGTCGAGAAGTACATCCTGGATTCCATGGCTCAGCCCTTCGAGGACGATCTGCTGAAGATCGAACGGGTGTACGACGCCAAGGGTCTGGAGTTGGGACTGAATGCCGGTGAGGGCTATGGCCACCCACTCAACGTGCGAACCGTCAGCATGAACACGCTGGTGCTGCCGGAGCTGTTGAAGGGTGACACAGTGGACGTGGTGTACCGGGCGAACCATCCTCAACTCATCCGCGAGGACAACTCGTTCGACCCTACCGAGATCGAGGTGGATCTGCCGTACAGCCACCTGGAGGCGTTGCTGTTCTACGTGGCCAGCCGGGTGATGAACCCGATCGGTGCCGGGGGTGGTTTCCACGAGGGGAACAACTACGCCGCGAAATTCGAGGCAGCCTGTGCGCTGCTGGATAACCAGGGGCTTCGCCTGGATGTGGGGGAGGGCAACACGCGGTTGCAGCGTAACGGCTGGGTGTAAAAGAAAAGGCCCCTTGATTGGGGCCTTGTTCTGTCAGTAGTCCTCCCATCCATCGGAGAGGCTTTCACCAAAGCCTACTTCTTTCATGCTGGGTCCCATTGCTCTTCCTGCTGACGCAGGGCGTACAGCTTGTTGAGGATGGCTTCCAGGCTCTCGATGGCGTCATCGGTGCTCAGGAACTCAGTGTCGAACATGGCCGCACTGTAGTTTCGGGATGGGTCAGCCATGAGGAATACAGCACGCCGGGGATCGGCGTACTGCTCGTGGGCTTCGGTCAGCATGACCATTGCATGTTCAACGATGTTGCTGACGACTGGACACTTCCGTGGGTCATAGGGCTGGGCATCCGTGCCAAGGGTAGTCCGCTCTTTGAGGACTTTGCGTCTGAAGTCCACACGGAAGAGTTCACACGTCATGTCGCACCTCACTTACCGGTAGAGCCAAGGCCACCAGTGCCACGGGAAGTTTCGGACAGTTCGTCCACAACATTGAACTGAACTTGTGCAACCGGAACGATCAGCATCTGGAGAAGGCGATCGCCAGCACTCCAGGAATAGTCCTCGCCATTCTTGGTTCGCAGAGTTGCAAACCACGGGCCACGGTAATCAGCATCGATCACGCCACAGGTGTTGTTCAGTTCAAGGCCTGTTTTACTTCCGACACCCGAACGCGGAAGTATCAGTGCTACATGTCCAGCCGGAAGTTCTGCAGCAAATCCCAAGGAGAATTTCTCTTCATGATTGTCGCCTCCACAGAAACCAGCCTCAGGCATGTAGAGATCATAAGCACCAGCCAGCTCAGTTCCCTTGGTTGGAACTTGGAAGTTGTGGTGCAGAGGTTGGATATTCATTTCAGGTACTCCAGTAGTTTGTTGTTAAGATGCCGGCATTGTATCTACCACTCTCGGGATTTGATATGGCCGACAATTTCGTGGCACCAACTGCCACAGTTAAGAAGCTCACGAAGTGGGCCAAAGAACCTTCTATCCTTGATTTGAAGCAGGACTATCAGGAAGCCAAGAGCTACCACGACGCCAAGACTTCCCAGATCAGTGAATGGCTGGATAACTTGAATGTTACCGGCAAGGCTCGGATCAAGACGCCGGAAGGCAGTTCCAGCATTGTTCCCAAGCTCATTCGCAAACAAGCCGAGTGGCGGTATCCCGCACTCAGCGAGCCTTTCCTCAGTACCGACGATGTGTTCAGTGTTCGTCCGGTAACTTGGGAAGACAAGAAGGCTGCACAACAGAATCAATTGATTCTGAACAACCAGTTTAATACGCGGATCGACAAGGTTTCCTTTGTTGACGAATACGTGCGTGCTGCAGTTGATGAAGGCACCGTTATTCTCCGAACCGGTTGGGCCTTCGAGGAAGAGGAGTACACCGAGATCGTTCCGGACGTGGAATACGTCTTCAACGATGAAGCTGCTCCGATGATGCAGTATCTGGATCAGATGGCTCAGGAGGCACCCGATCAATATGAGCAAGAAGTTGAGCCTGAATTGAAACAGGCCCACCAGTTGTATCAACAGCACGGGCGTCCTGTTGAAGCACTGGTGAAAGGTCACAAGCCAGTCAAGAAGACTCGGGTAATCAAGAACCATCCGACCGTCGAAGTCTGCGACTACCGCAACGTCATGATCGACCCAACCTGTCAGGGCGATATCGACAAGGCGAGCTTCGTTATCTACTCGTTTGAATCTTCCCTGGCTCAGTTGAAGAAAGAAGGCGATCGGTACAAGAATCTGGACCAGATCAATGTCACTGCCAACTCGATCCTCGGGGAACCCGACCATGCACCAGCCAACGAACACTCAAAGAATTTCAACTTCAGTGACGAAGCCCGTAAAAAGTTTGTTGTATATGAGTATTGGGGATTTTGGGATATTGATGGTTCTGGGGTTGTACGTCCTATCGTGGCTGCTTGGGTAGGCGATACCCTCATCCGAATGGAAGACAATCCGTTCCCGGATCAGAAACTTCCCTTCGTTGTGGTTCCTTACCTGCCGGTGCGCAAGAGCATCTACGGTGAACCGGATGGTTCGCTTCTGGAAGATAACCAGAAGATCATTGGTGCCGTCACTCGCGGGATGATCGATATCCTCGGCAAGAGTGCCAACGGTCAGACCGGCATGCGTAAGGACATGCTCGATGTAACCAACCGTCGCAAGTACGAGAAGGGGCAGGACTACGAGTTCAACGCCAACGTCGATCCTCGCCAGGGTGTGTTCATGCACACCTTCCCGGAGATACCGGCCAGTGCCCAGTTCATGCTCCAGCTGCAGAACTTTGAGGCTGAGTCCCTGACTGGGGTGAAGGCATTCAACCAAGGCATCACGGGTGCATCGTTGGGTGAAGTGGCAGCTGGTATCCGTGGTGCCTTGGATGCTGCCTCCAAGCGTGAGCTGGCGATCCTGCGTCGCCTGGCCAACGGCATGATCAAGGTGGCTCGCAAGTTCATCTCGATGAACGCTGTCTGGCTGTCTGAGCAGGAGGTAGTGCGGATCACCGAAGAAGAGTTCGTGCAGATCCGTCGTGATGACCTGGCTGGCAACTTCGACCTGCGTCTGAACATCACCACGGCAGAGGACGACAACGCCAAGGCACAGGAGCTGGCCTTCATGCTGCAGACCATGGGCAACAACATGGACCCTGCCATGAGCCGGATGATCCTGGCCGACATTGCTCGCCTGCGGAAGATGCCTGACCTGGCCAAGCAGATCGAGGAGTACCAGCCACAACCCGATCCGATCCAACAACGTATGCAGGAACTTGAACTGGCGAAGCTGGAAGCAGAGGTCATGGAACTCCAGGCCAAGGCCATGAAGTTGCAGGCAGACGCACAACTCTCTGGAGCCAAAGTAGGAACTGAAGGAGCCAAGGCCACCAACTTGCAAAGCGACTCCGACCTGAAGAACTTGGACTTTGTTGAACAAGAGTCTGGTGTGAAACAAGAACGGGATCTGCAGAAACAAGGTGAACAGGCCAGAGCACAGATGCAAATGAAGGTGATGGATAACTACATGAAAGCGCAACAGAAGAGGGCAGAATCCAAGTAGTGGTTAATAGGGCACCACACTCGTGGTGCCTTTCTATTTGATTTGTATTATGTTCCGCACCGTTTGATCCCTATTAACTACTACAGCACTGGTAGAGATATGTCCCTAAGTCACATTGAACAACTCGACGCGGCCATCCGCTCCAATCGAAAAACCGTAGAGCGTGGTAAAGCACTGGCCCGTCTGTTGGTTAACAAGGACTTCAAGGAAGTAATCAAGGAAGGCTACTTCAATCAAGAAGCCATTCGTCTTGTGCATCTTCGGTCTGACCCGAACATGCAAACTCCTGAGAAACAGGACTCCATCATCAAACAGATGGATGCCATTGCTGCGCTGAGCGAGTACTTGCGTGTGCAAGAACACCTCTGCGAACAAGCCGCCAAACAACTCGAAGCGGACGAAGAGTTCCGCGCCGAACTCGCTCAAGAGGAAGTTGAAGAATGAGTGTTGTCGATCAAGTGAAAGACGAAGACCTGGAACTCGACCAGGAACAAGAGCAAGAAGAGCTGAACTCTGACGTTCTCGATATGAGCGACGAAGAGTTCGCCAAGCTGGATCTGAGTGCCGTTGCTCAGCCCCAGGCACCGGTGGAAGTACCGGCTGATGCTCCTGCTGTTACCGAGGAAGAAGAAGATGACCAGGGCACTGAACAAGAAGCCGAGCCTGAACCGGACACCAAGACCGACGAAGAAGAGCCGGTCAGCGGCAAGGAACCCGAAGTTCCTGCAGACAAGCCAGAAGAAACCAAGGACAAACCCGCATCAGATGAACCGGTACAACCGGTCGATCACAAAGCAATCGTCGATAAGCTATTCGCTCCATTCAAGGCGAACGGCAAAGAGATGGCAGTCGATAATGTCGACGATGCAGTTGCTCTTATGCAGATGGGCGCCAATTACAATAAGAAGATGGCTGCTCTGAAACCCAATTTGAAATTGCTCAAACTTCTGGAGAACAATAATCTCCTGAGTGAAGAGAAACTTAGCTTTCTGATTGATCTGGACAAGAAGAACCCAGCCGCAATCAGTAAGTTGCTCAAGGACAGTGGAATTGATCCACTGGATGTAGACGTAGATAAAGCGAAAGAGTACGCACCCAACACTTACACTGTTGATGAGCGTGAGATTGAACTGGACACGGTGCTGGAAGAAATCCAGGACACACCGGTGTACTCCAAGACAGTCAGCGTCGTTAGCAACAAGTGGGATGCTGCCAGTAAACAGGTGGTTGCGAACAATCCCCAACTGCTGAAAGTGATTAACGACCACATGGCCAGTGGCGTATATGACCTGATCAGTAGCGAGATCGAACGTGAGCGCATGTTTGGACGCTTGAAAGGTTTGTCGGATATCGAGGCCTATCGCCAAGTTGGTGACAGCATCCAAGCTCGTAATGGTTTCGCCCACTTGTTCAAACAACAAGTACCGGTCGAATCAGCACCAGTGAAAGAGCCAGTCCCAGTTGTAGAGAAAGCTCCCGAACCCGACCTACGTGACAAGAAGCGAGCTGCCAGCTCACCGAAACCAGCGGCTCCAGTCGCCAAACAGCCTGAGTTCAATCCTCTGGCTCTGAGCGATGAAGAGTTCGCCAAGTTGGTTAATCCCAAATACATGTAACGACGAGGTGTTCTTATGGGTATGCAATACAACGATCCTGCCGGTGGTGCTCCGTCCTCGGTCGGTAACCAGTTCAACACGTTCCACTACATCAAGCAGGCGCTGATCGAAGCTCGTAAAGAGCAGTATTTCAGTCAGCTCGCTGATACCACTTCGATGCCCAAGAACATGGGCAAGAAGATCAAGCGTTACCACTACATCCCGCTGCTGGATGACGCGAACATCAACGACCAGGGCATCGATGCTGCTGGCGTGACCATCGCCAACGGTAACCTGTACGGCTCCAGCAAGGACGTGGGCACCATCACCGACAAGCTGCCCGTGCTCTCCGAGACCGGTGGCCGCGTGAACCGTGTTGGCTTCAAGCGCAAGGAACTCGAAGGTTCGTTCGAGAAGTTCGGTTTCTTCGACGAATACACCCAGGAATCCCTGGACTTCGATACCGACGCCGAGCTGCTGCAGCACATCAACCGCGAGATGCTCAACGGTGCCAACGAGATCACCGAAGACGCTCTGCAGATCGACCTGCTGAACTCGGCTGGTGTGATCCGCTATGCCGGTGGTGCGACTCAGAACAGCGAGATCGATGGCACCGATCTGGTTGAGTTCGGCGATCTGATGCGTCTGTCGATCGACCTGGACAACAACCGTACGCCGAAGCACACCAAGATGATCACCGGTACTCGCATGGTCGATACCGCCACCATCCAGGGTGCTCGTGTCCTGTACTGCGGCTCCGAGCTGATCCCGACCCTCAAGGGCATGAAGGATCTGCACGGCAACCCGGCGTTCATCTCCATCGAGAAGTACGCAGCTGGTGGCCAGACCCTGACTGGCGAGATCGGCACCATCGATCAGTTCCGCATCGTCATCGTGCCGGAAATGCTGAAGTGGGCTGGTGCAGGTGCTGCTATCGCAGTGGGTGACGCTTCCCACTACGAGACGGGCGGCAAGTACGACGTGTTCCCGATGCTGGTCATCGGTAGTGAGTCCTTCACCACCATCGGCTTCCAAACCGATGGCAAGAGCGTGAAGTTCAAGATCTACCACAAGAAGCCGGGTGAGCAGACCGCTGACCGCAACGACCCGTACGGCGAGACCGGCTTCATGTCGATCAAGTGGTACTACGGCTTCATGGTCCTGCGTCCGGAACGCATCGGTCTGATCAAGACCGCCGCGAAGATCTAACCACTGCGGTAACCCAGGGGGCAGGCAACTGCCCCCACTTCTTCTGCTGGAGTTAAGCAATGTCCGATTTCGAACAAGACGATGAACTTCAAGTACCTGATGAACTGACCACTCTGAAGGCCCGTGCCGACCTGCTGGGTATCAGCTACCACCCCTCCATTGGCGTGGAGAAGCTGCGCGAGAAGGTAGCGGCCAAGCTCGCCGAAGGCGAAGCGCCGGTCGCGGACGCTTCGAGCGTAGCGGCTGCCGAGGAAACGGAAGGTCAACGCCGCAAGCGTCTGCGTGACGAAGCCAGTGCCCTGGTGCGTATCCGCGTCACCTGCATGAACCCGTTCAAGAGCGAATGGGAAGGCGAGATCATCACGGCGGGTAACCGCTATGCCGGTACTCACAAGAAGTACGTGCCGTTCAATGCCGACGAAGGCTGGCATGTGCCGCGCATCATCTACAACCAGCTGGCTCAGCGTCAGTGCCAGGTGTTCCACACCGTCACCCTGCCGGGTGGCAAGAAGATCCGTAAGGGCAAGTTGATCAAGGAATTCGCCATCGAGGTTCTGCCTCCGCTGACCAAGGAAGAGCTGCATGACCTGGCTCAGCGTCAAGCAATGGCCGGTGGCCTGTAACCCTTAGCGAACCCAGGAACGATCTATGAGCGATATCCCGAACATTTCCCTGACCGACCTTACCGAGGCCAGCCTCAAGGGCAACGGTGTCTTCGACGTACTGATGCGTGCCAGCAAGGCCCATCTGGACGAAGAGTTCACCCGCAACCGGATCAAGGGTGCCGAGTACGCTCAGGTCTACCTGGGTTCGCTGACCCAGATTCTGCAGACTGCCACCCAGTTCCTGTTGGAAAAGGACCAGTCTGCGTTGCAAGCCAAGCTGATCGAGGCCCAGGTGAAACTGGCCGAACAGCAGGCGCTCAATGCCGTCATCGAAGGCCAGAACCTCGTTCTGCAGGCCGAAGTGTTGCGTCAGCAGGCACTGAAGACGGCTGCCGAGAAAGACAACATCATCAGCCAGCGTGAGCTGCAAGCTCAGCAGATCCTGAACCTGCAAGGCGAGTTGCTGCAGACCACTGCCCAGACGGCACTGATCGAGCAGAACACTCGCAATGCGATCCAGGAAGAGCTGCGTACGGTTGCCCAAACCAACCAGGTGACTCAGGAGATCCTGAACCTGAAGGCATCAGCTCTGCATGTCGAAGCCCAGACTGCACACGTCAAGCAGCAGACCACGCTCCTGTTGAACCAGGACAAGCTGGTCATTGCCCAGACGGCTCAGACCACCCAGGAAACCAAGAACCTGGTGGCCACCGAGAAGCACATCACGGCTCAGACCGCGCATGTGACTCAACAGACGGCCAACCTGGTGAACCAGGACAAGCACGTTCAGGCACAGACCAAGCTGGTCACCCAGCAGACCGTCAACGCCGAGGTCGAGTCGCGGGTGATGGAATCCACCATCTGCAAGCTCAAGGCCGAGTACGACATTCTGCTGGAGCAGCGTCTGAAGACCATTTCGGAAACCACCTTGCTGGCTCAGAAGACGGCAACCGAGAAGGCCCAGACTATCGGTGCCGGTGTCGATGCGGACAGTGTGATTGGTCGCCAGCGGATGCTGTACCTGGCTCAGGCCGATGGCTTCAAGCGCGATGCGGAGCAGAAGGCAGCGAAGATCCTGGTCGATACCTGGAACGTACGACGCACCACGGACGAAGGCACGGTTGCCGATTCGACCAACATGCTGAACGACGCGACCATTGGTCGAGCGATCTCCAAGCTGTTGACTGGTGTAGCGGCCTGATCCAAGGCAGTGAGTTGAACAGGGAGCCTACATGGCTCCCTTTTCTTTAGGGGGAAGCATGGGACTGTTCAGTAGCAAGAAGAAGACCGAAGTCGAAACCACGGTGGTGCGTGTGGTTGAGGACAACCTGATCCCGGAGACGGCCAAGGCCTCGTTGCTGCGGTACAGCATGAACGGTGACGTGAATGCCTCGGTGGCCGAATCCATGCTCGATGACATGCTAGGTTCCCTGGCTTTCCGGGGCGATCGTATGTACGAGTACGCCAAGAAGAGCTATGCCTACGGACTGCCCAAGAGCAACCTAGTGTCGGTGACCCAGGGCAATGACGTGGTGCGTCAGGTGGTCAGCAGTGTGGTCGGCAAGGCGGTCACTCTGGAGTACTGCCACTACGCCGCCTACAACTCGATCCACTACGGCTGGAAGACCATCACCGAGCAGTATGGCTACGACGCCAACAGCAACGAGCTGAAGAAGCTCTCGACACAGCTGGGCACTACCGTCTGGCTCAAGGACATGGTGGCCGTGTTCTGTCAGAACACTGTGAACCAGGCTGAGCCTGGCATCTTGGATACGTGGGGCACTGCGGCCAATGCCGGTTACACACCAGCTCGTTTGCTTGGTGGTCTGGTCAATGAGGTCATGGAGCCTACGCCCTACGTGATCGATACCCTGGCTGGGCACGACACGGTAGAGGTCACCTACACGTACCGTAAGGACGGCAAGCTGGTCGACGGCAAGCTGGTACTGAATGTCGATCCACCAGACGAGGAGGGCGAGTACTTCCAGGTGAAGTACCGCTATTCCACCTTGGTGGCTGGCAAGACCGTAAACCATTACGGCTACTGGACCTATCAGGCCGACACAGGTCTGTTCCCGGAACTCGACAAGCTCTTCGAGACCGACTTCTCGGCACTGGGGAGCTACATGCCCAGGGCCTATTTCCGCCTGGATCGAAAGAACCTGGCCATCGTGGAACGCAAGAACACGGCTGAGTACAAGACCACCAAGAAGCTGCTCAAGTACTTGAGCATCGACTACCAGGACATGGCCGACTCGATCTACGACAACACAGATCTGGAATACATCGAACAGGCCTTCCTGATGATGGGCGTACCTATCAACGGAAAGAGTGAGGCTGAGCGGCAGTACCTATTCAACTACTTCAACGCACTGTTCTACTCAACCGAAGGAGCCTTCGCCTACAACAACCCATTGCGTGAAGCGGCCAACGAGTTCACTCGCCGGGGCAGCCGTGCCATACGTATCCAGGACAAAGGGTTCACCATGACCCTGGCTTATCAAGGCATTGCCAAGCGACGTATGTCAGGCAAGATCGGCCCTATCGGGTCTCACTCGTACTCCAGTGGAACGGAGCAGTACAAGGAGACTGTGACGTACCGTGAAGGCACACGCCAAACCAGCGGCACCCGAACGGTGAGCGTGAAGTACCACGCCTACAAGCGGCAGCTGACCTCGGCTCTGTATGACGAAGTGCGGGTGTATGAGCCACGACTGACGTACCACATCTGGAGCAAGTACAACTACGTCGCCGGCAGTGGCAAAAACCAGTTGCTGGTGCCACTGGATCATGCAATCACCGATCTGATTCCGTTGAGCGAGCGGGAAACGCTCTACTACAAGGCCTTGCACTTCGTCTTCAACTCACGGGTGACGACCAAGACCAAGTGGTATCAGACCGGTGTCTTCAAGATCGTGGTGGTCATCGTGGCCATCGTCATTGCCGTGTTCACCGGTCAGTGGCAGGCCGCTTACGCTGCCCTGGCTGCTGCTGCAGCTGCCGGTATGGTGGCATTGGCTCTGACCATCCTGACCTTCATCGTCAAGACGTTGGTGGTGCAGTACACCTTCAAGCTGTTCGCCAAGGCAGTAGGGCCTGAGTTTGCTCTGGTGGCTGCCGTGGTGGGGGCCATCGTCGGTGTGGGTATGTCGATGACTTCAGCACAGGGATCGTCTACGGCCCTGTGGGGAGAGCGTCTGCTGCAGTCCTCGGTTGGTCTGTCGAAGGGTGCTGGTGGTGCGATCCAGGAGGATATGAATGACCTGCAGGGTGACTGGACCGACTTCCAGTCCTATCAAGAGACGCAGAACGCTGCCTTGAAGGCAGGTCAGGATCTTCTGCAGACCACGAACCTGCTCGATCCACTGATGTTCACCGAGGCACACCTGACGCCGCAGATCCGCTTTGGGGAAAGTCCTCAAGACTACTTCACCCGAACTATTCATGCCGGCAACGTGGGTGTGGTAGGGATCGACGCCGTGGCCTACTACCACGATATGGCCCTGACGCTCCCCCGGTTGTCGGATTCTGTTGAAGAATCTGCTTGGGGGTAGGTGGCAGAAGGCCAGGCCTGAGATACGATGCCCTTTTAGCCAAGGAGATTCAGCATGCGGTGGATGATGGTTGTGGGGCTGATGGCAGCAGGTGTAGCGAATGCTGAGCCAATTACATGGGAGCCTGTAGGTACTGAAAGCTCTACTAATTACGACAGTTACTACGAGAGTTCATCGGGTAATAGGTATGAGTACAACCTAAATAATCGCGTGGATCAGATTCAGTACGAGTATGACCGCCCCGCTCAAATTAGGGATGCTTATAATCCACGTACAGGTATAGATAGAAGCATGGGTCAGTATGGAGGAGGGATTTACTCGGAAGACCAAGATTGAATACCTGCTGATGCAGACAAGGCCCCCTAAATTGGGGGCCTTTCTTTTGTGGTGGGGTTAATAACTTACCTATACTCACGCAACCTATATCTAAGTTGGAGGTTTTATGGCCACTACCGATTTTAATTTTGGCCTCGGAGGCGGTATCGCCTCTCTTGGTACATACGGGCAACCTACTGAAGCTCAAACTGGATTCAACTTGGGGCAGGCTTTAGTGCAAGGAGACGTTGCCTCTGCAAGTCCTGCGTCTATTGCTGGTAGTACAACTGGTTTGCCTGATCCAGGCTTCTGGAAATCTATGCTTGGCTTCACTGATACGTCTTCTGGTGTTCACCAACAAGGCTGGGGTGGTATGGCTATTGGTGGCTTGAGCGCACTCAGTAACGCCTACATGGGCATGAAGCAATATGGACTGGCCAAAGAACAGTTCGCCGAAAGCAAACGTCAGTACAACCAGAACTATGCGGCACAACGAACTCTGACCAACTCGCAGCTGGAAGATCGCCAGCGTGCTCGCGTGGCTTCCAATGCGGGTGCGTATGAGTCGGTGGGCAGCTACATGAACCGTAACGGGATCAAATAATGACCATTACCTGGCGAAACGTAGGCATGCCTCAAGCAGGCGGTGCCGGTGTGCTTTTGCGTGGTGCTGCCCAGTCCTTGAACAGAGGGTTCCAGGATCTGCGGGGTGTCCTCACTGATTATGATCAGGGTGTTCGTCACCAGGCCGATGCTACCCGGACGATCAACACTCAGGCTTTCCTGGATCGCCTGTCTAGCTACCGTGATCCGGCTGCCCTGCAGGCTGCTATTCAGAGCGGTGAGGTGGACGCTTTCCGGCAGCAACTAGGTCCGCTGATCAATCGGGATGCGGTACGAGGAGCAGCCGAACAGCGTTTGGCTTCGCTGCAGGATCAGACACTCAAGCAGAACCTCTTCGCAGATGACATCCGTCAGCGTAGCGAACGAGGTATCCGCGACCAGGCTGTCTCTGCTGCAGCCCAGGGAAACCAGACCCTATTCCGTCAGCTGTTGGACGGCAACGACCTGCTCAACGAAGGTGAGCTGGAAGGTATGTGGGTCAAGAGTGAACGTGAACGTGCCCAGGAATCCCGTGCGGTCAAGCAGGACCAGCGGGCAGAAGAGTCCTTGGGCATGCAGCGGACCCGGTTCAACCAGCAAACTCAGGACTGGAACGAAAACCAGGCCTTGAAGGGCACTGCTCGTGAGGTCAGTGAGTTGCTGCGTAGCCAAGTACAGGCTCGTGCTGAGCAGGAAGACGCCAACTGGAAAGGCTATGAGTCCGTCGCCCAAGGCATGGCAGATCAAGGCGTGCGACTGGTCAACGGTGTCCCTGACTTCTCAGGTGTGCCTGAGGAATCCCGCGCTGCCGTAGTGGCCGACTTCAGCAAGCGCGCCGAAGAGGCTGGTGTGAAACCCCTGGCTTCACAGACCGAACTGCGTCGGCAGATGGTTGACACACTGTCGCAGTACAAGAATCTGCCTGTAGAAAAGATCGCCCCTCTGGCAGACAACTTCCTGGCCACATTGGCCAGTCGTAATGCACTGGCTCCGGAAGATCAGGCTGTCCTGGATAACGCCATCAAAGTGGAACAAGGCATTTACCAGGAACAACAGAAAAACGATCCGTACACCAAGACCGAGTTCAATCCGGCCAAGGTCACGGCTGAGTTGTTGGATAAGGCTACAGGCAAGGACTGGAACCCTTGGGGCCTCTCCAACAACTCCACTGTTCGCAATGAACTTATGACGGCACTCAATGAGTCGCTGACCAAAGGAGTTGAAGTAACACGCAAGGATGGAAGCAAAGTAAACGTTCCGGTTCCAAGGGAACTTGCTGAGTTGGCGATCAGTGGCGTCGAAGATATTGAGGCGGACGATTACAAGTCCAACTTAATCAATCTTTTGAGCCGTCCGGAGGTATTAGAACAAGTTGAAAGAGGGCAGAATGTACACACCAATTACGCCAACCGAGTTTCTGCCTTGAAAGAGCAGTTCCACGGGGCAAAAGGCGTACGTCCATTCTCGCTCGAACAATTCGAACGCAGTCTCAAGAACGCAAACAGGAATAACTGATGCCCAACTTTGACCTGGATACTTACTTTGCGAACAGGGAAGCTCGCACTCTCGGAGTAGCTACTCCCGAGGGCGTTACAGACTTGAATGCCAAACAGGCTCAAGTTGCTTCCGCGTCCGCAAAGAAAGTCCAGGTTCTTCAAGAACTGGTCGAACGTCGTGAAAACAATGAGCGGGATACCGTAGTTGGCTGGCTGGGTCTCGACCCGAACAGCACAGGAGGCAACGTAGTGAACACTGCGGTGTCCTCGCTCAGTGCCATCGAAGACATTGCAGGGACTGTAGCCCCTGAAGCTGTGCGTGAAGCCATCGACATGGATAGTCTGATCGCCACGCAACATGCCGGCACCAAGCCATCCAGTGTTCAACGTCGCCTGATTGGTGACGGTGCTGTCTCTGGCTTGAAGAGTGCGATCGCCGTACCGGAAATGGCTGTCGGTCTGGCTGACCTGGTGTCTTCCGGGCATGCAGGTAAAGCCCTGGAGGAAGCCGGTTTCCGTCCAGAGGAGGCCAAGCAGTTCCTCGATACGCTGAAGACCCACGAGCAGCAAGCGGCCAGTGGTTCCGTCGAAGATGCTCAAGGCTTCTGGGGCACTCTGGCTGAAATCGCCGAGAACCCCAGCTTCATTCCTCATGCCGTCACCGAATCGCTGTTCCCGATGCTAGCGGGAGGTGTAGTAGGCCGTGGTCTGCAGGCACTTGGCATGGGTGTGAAAGCCGCCTCCGCCATAGGTGAAGGTGCGGTCATGGCAGGCAGTGCTGCCGAAGGTATTCGTCAACAGACCGAAGACGGACTACTGACGCCGAAGCAGGCTGCAGCTGCCGGCCTTACCGGCGTCATGGGTGCAGGTGTTGCTCGCCTGGGCAATGCTGTTGGCGGGCGCACGGGCCTGCGTGATATCGACGAAGCCGTGACGGCAGGCACTCTAGGCACCAGCCAACGGAATGCCCTGGCTCGTGGTGCTGGCGGTGCTGTCATTGAAGGTGCCGAAGAGACCCTGCAATCCGCTGGCGAGCAGATGCTGCAGAACGTGGCATTGGACCGCGAGCTGACCGAGGGTGTTGGTAACGCTGCTGCAATGGGTCTGGTGACTGGTGCTGCCATGGGTAGTGTCATGACTGGTAGTGCTCGTGAAGCGAACGAAGAGGAAGTTGAGCAGGCCAGTGAGACCGGCAACGTGTCCTCGCTGCTACAACCAGGTGCCTATGCACCGGAGAAGGCAGCCAAGGCACTGGCCACGCACAGCCTGAAGAACGAAGACCCTCAGGTCCGTCAGGACAACCTGGCCAAGCTGGGTGAGATCCGTTCTGCCCTGGAAGACGAAGCCAAGGCTGAAGCCATGGTCGAGCGTATCCAGCAGCGCATGGAATCGGCTCCTCAAGAGCAGCAGCCTCAGCTGGAAGCCTTGCTGGCTCAGGCCACCGAGTCGCTGACTACCATTCGTGCTGCACTGGGTCTGCAGGATGTACCGGCTGCCGAGCGTAAAGAAGCACTGGCCAAGCAGCTGGATCAGGTGAAGCAGGCAGAGGCCTCGATCACTCAGCTGATGGAACCGGAGAAGCAGGATCTGTCCTCGCAGATCGAGCTGGCCGATACCGTACTCGAGAACGTCACCCCTGAAGTCCAGCAGACTGCCCGTAAGGCAGCCGAGCGTGTGGTCTCTCTGGCCATGGAATCGCCAGAAGCCCTGGATGTGGAGGTGGCTAATCGCCTGGCCAGCAACATGGCCAACAGCCTCACCGAGCCTGAGCGTGTCGTGCTGCGTACCTTCGCCAAGGCCAAGGCACTGGCTCACCAGGTCAAAGGCCTGGAAGGCGTCAACAGCGATATCTTCAACGGCAATAAGAAGGAAGGGTACAAGGGCCTCAACGAGTACAGCAGCAACGTGCGTCGTGCTCTGGCCTACAAGACCCCCGATCTGGAAGCGGCTCAGCACGAGATCGATGGCCTGGCCAAGTTCGTGGAATCGCGCAAGGCCAAGCTGGCTGTGGCTCAGAAAGCCTTCGATGAAGTGGCTGGATCTGCCAACACCCAACAGTGGGTCCGCGATCGATCAGGCACCTGGATGCCTGCTGATCGTCAGTACAGCTACGACGAGATGTACGCGATGGGTGGTATGACCATCCACGGTGGATCTGGGAACCTGGTAGCCAATATCGCTCAGGAAACTGAAGCCCTGGAAGCTGGCCTGCAATCGCTGCAGGCGCTGTACGACATGAAGTCTGCTGCTCCGGTACAAACAACCGTGAATCAGCCGGAGGCTGCTGCCCCTCAGGCTATCGAGCCTGTTGAACAGAAGGCTCCAGTCGAGACACCGGAGCAGGAAGCCGGCATTGCCGAAGATGCCCCGGAAGCGGTGAAGTACCGCAAGACGAACAACCTCAAGCGTCTGTTCTCTCAGCAGCCAGGTAATCCGACAACCGGAACTCAGCGTCCGCTGGTGGCCACCGAGAACTTCCTGACCAAGCTCAGCCAGGGCGAAGTGAACACCCTGGATTACGTGCAGCAGGAAGACCTGAGCGAAGAGCAGCTGGGGCTGCCGAGTGCGTTCATCCGTATGGCCAAGGCCTGGATGCCAACCATCGAAGACAACTTCTTCAAGCGGACCACTCAGGCCAGTCACAAGACCGATGCACGGGATCACTACTACAACGACTACACCCAGTACCTGCAGGATGAACAGGGGCAGGTGGACGAGAACGTGAAGACGGCCATTGCAGCTGCTGCGTTCGCGCATGTGGCTGACAACGGCGGTCAGACGCTGAACGACAACACCACTATCAACAAGACCCTGGGCAAGGACAAGGATGCCTCGATCACCCCGGCAGCCAACCAGAAGCTACGCAGGATCGGCACGCTGCGTGGTGCCCTGATCAACTCGCTGGGTCAGGCCGTTGTGCAGTCGCTGGGTTATCAGCTTAAGGACGATGCCCCGCAGAGCGAGAAGGCCAAGCTAGAAGTAGCCCTTGGTGCTCAGGCACTGGCTCTGCTGCTGGATCAAGGCATTGTCGAGCAGACCACCCTCACCAAGGGCGAGCTGGATGATCTCAAGGGTGTGGACTTCAATGGCCAGATCAAGGCCATGCGTGCAGTCGCCAAGACTCAGGCCGATCGGGATGCTATCACCAAGCTGATCGAGTCTCGCAAGAACGAGGTGGCCTTCATTCGCTTCGTGACCAACAAGGATGGCTCCCTGACTCAGGAAGCTCAGGCGATTCGAGATGCCAGCAAGAACACAGGCGGTCTGTTCACCAAGCTGTTCGGTATCGAGACCGGTCCTCGTGAACCGAGCTTCAAGCCACTTAAGTACAACCAGAAAACGGCGAACAACTCCACCAAGCCGATCTCCGACAAGGAGCGTGCTGCGTTGGAGAAGGAAGCCAAGGCACCCTACATCCTGCAAAAAGACATGTGGGCCGTACTGGAGAAGATCGCCAACCCGGCGATGATTCTGCAGATGGCAGGCGTGCAGGATGAGGCGTTGGAGACCTTGCACAAGACCAACCGTGACGGTGTGATCGCCAAGAACCAGGGCTTGCTGCGCGAATGGGAACGTCTGGTGGCGTTCGTGGGTGATCTCAGCCGTCAGAAGGCTGGCCAGGACACCAAGTTCTACCTGATGCCGAGTGCCTGGAAGAACGATCGTGTGGGCCTGGATTCTGCCATCAACCCGCAAACCAGCAAGATCCACCGTTTTGTTGTTGGCAAGCAGAGTGCTGAAACCGTAGTTCGCTGGACTGAAGACGACCAGACGAATCTGGATGTGTTCAAGCTGCGTGTGGCTGAAGGTCTGGGCGTGAAGACCGACAAGCAGGACAACAAGCGTTCGTTGGCTGCCTACGAAGCCGAGATGCAGAAGCCGGTGTACCAGGATGCAGTGGCTGCCCTGCGTAAGGCTCTGCTGGATCAGGACCTGACCTCGGGCGAGCAGCAGGCGATCGTAGAAGGCGTGAAGGCCGGACGTGCGAACTTCCATTCGCTGTCGTCGCTGGTAGCTCAGGCCACCTACGAGAACGCCCGTGAGGCTGGGCAGCAGAAGTTCACCACCATGCTGCTGGCCGAAGTGGACGGCGTGACCAATGGCCCGATGCTGAGTCACCTGCTGTTCGGTGCCTTCGGTTCGCTGAAGGATGCGATGACTCGGCTTAACAAGGGTGGGTTCTTCGAGATCGGCAACGCTTTCGAGCAATACAACCTGTGGCGCGCAGCACCCGGTCAGAGTGACCTGTACGAGTCGACCGCTATCGACCTGAACAAGGTGGTGCAGAAGAAGTGGCAGAACAAGAAGCTGCAGCCCATGTACAGCGCGTTGTTCTACGTCACAGGAAAACTGGACGACAATGGCTCGCCTACCAGGGCAGGCCGAGAACTGATGAAGCCTCCGGTGACCAAGAGTGGTTACGGCGAAGGTCTGGGCAAGACCGTCGAAACCATGGCTGAGGATTTCATTCAGCAGGTCTACGACCACATCCAGGAGATCTCGGCAGGCAAGTCCAAACTGGAGCTGCAACCGCTGCTGTCTTCTGTTCGTCTGCTGATCAGTAAGGCCGATGAGAAGGCGGCTGCAGAGTTGGACGTGGACATGCCGATCGAGAAGGCGATGGAGTTCACCTTCACTAACCAGCAGTTCAAGGCGTTGAAGGCCACCTATCTGAACACGCTTGGTAGCGATATCACCGACACCATCAGTAAAGCCTTTGGCCGATTCACCCAGCGTCGTCAGGTGTTCAATCAGGCTGCCAACCTGGCGTTCGACCTGTACCAGCAGCTGTACCAGTCCAAGCGTCGTGCCCTGATCGAGCAGCTGATCGCCGAAGGCAAGATGGCCACGGATGCCAAGGGTGTTCCGCTGCATGACCTGACCAACAAGCAGGAAGCTGAGTTGCAGGCTTCGCTGACTGATGTGGCTCCAATCCTGCACACCGCATTCTCCAGTGCCGGCGATCAACTGGAGGCAGGTATGCGTCTGGCCAAGCGAGACAAAGGCCTCAGTAATGAGGCCGCCTACCGCAACGAGGTGAAGTTCGGCAAGAAGGGCAAGAAGCCAATGGCTGGTTTGCGCGCCTTCGGCTACAAGATCGGCGAAGTAGGACCAGGTGTGTCCGGTGCCGTGGGTTCGGTTCACTCAACTGATGCGGCGATCTCGATCAATGCCGGTGCCGAGGTGGATTCGATCAACGTCCACGATGCCCGTATATACGGACTGAAGGATGTACATGCGGGTGCCCGTAGCCTGAACAAGCAGACCTTCCTGCAGGCGCTGGAATACTCCCCGATGGACCAGATGCTGGCCACCCTGGAGCGTTCGATCAAAGGACTGGCGGATGCACTGGCTCAGGAAAACGATGCAACCCTGAAGGCAGGCGTGGCTTCGCTGCTGGCCGAGAAAATCGCTTCGCTGAGCGAAAACCAGCGCGAGACACTCAGTCAAAGTGGCAAAGGTCCTATCGAGTTCCAGCTGGATCAGCTCCGTGCTACCGCACTGGCTGCCGAATCCATGAAGCTGGAGATCCTGGCCAACCTGCAGGCGGTCGACCAGTACGCCTTCGAAGGTGGTGCCTACCGGGTCACCGAGCAGGATCGTGCAAAGGCCCAGCAAAAGCTGGAGGAGCGTAAGAATCGTCCTGCTGATGAAGCTGCTACTGAAGCAGCAAAGCGGATTGATGCGACGCTTAACCAGAAGACTGCGCAGGCAAAGCCGGCTCCAGTGGTACAGAGTGAACCTACTCTGGTCGATGATGCCGATCTGGGTATTCCTGAGCGTCAGGAAGATCCTGTTGTAACCACCAGTGCCTGGGGTGAGTTGGGCAAGTCGCCGATCGAGCATGACAGTGAGCTGGTTCAGTTCTTCAAGAGCAACCCTCAGCCTTCGCTCAAGGACGTACTGAAGGTCCTGCGTGCGCGTATCGAAGCGACCAGCACCGGACGGACTCAGGAGTTCAACCGCGAACTGTGGAAAGCCCTGGCCAAGCACGTCAATCCGGCGATGAAGATCGTCTATGTCACGCCTGAGATGGCGATCCCGGAAGGTGTGGCCGAGAAGCAGGCACAGTCTGCCCGTGGTCTCTACAGCTTCAGCGATTCGATGGACACGCTGTACATCAAGAGTGATGCGTTCCGTCGTTCGGGTGTGACGACCGAGCTGCTGATGCACGAGCTGGTTCACTCGGTGGTGGCACGTACCATCGATCTGGCCGAGCAGGGTAAGCCTTTGCCGGATACGGCTGATCTGGTGGCTGAACTGGGTGTGCTGCTGGAGCGTAGCCGTCAGCATGTGGCCGATAAGCCTGAACTGGCTCAGCGGTACAGCAATGCCCTGGCCAACGTGCAGGAGTTTGTGGCGTGGGGCATGACCAACCAGGGTTTCCAGCGTGATGTGCTGAACCAGTTCACCCTGCAGACCAAGACCTCGCGCAACGTGCTGGTCAAGGCCATGGAAGCTCTGACCAACGTCCTGCGTGACATTCTGTTCCGTGGTTCGGACAAGTCGGCACAGAAGATCCAGGTCACTGGCTTGAAGACGCTGCTGGCCAACGTCTCCGGTCTGATGGCGACTGCTGAGCAGGCGCGTGAAACCGTGGGTACTCAACGCACTCTGGCCATGGAAGATCCGGTTCTGGATATGGACGTGGCTGATCTGTTCGATGGCCTGCGTAACCCCGAGCAGCCACTGGATGTTGGCTTCGAGAGCCACCTGCGTGAGCTGCTGGATAATGTGGTACGTCCGCTGCATGGTCCGTTTGGTGCTGTGCGTCTGGAAGCCCTGGACGATCAGGCGATCGGTGCCCGTGAGCGTTTCCTCAAGGCCCTGGCGACTGGCAAGGCGCCTTTCGCTGCCAAGCTCAGCGAGGTGGTGAAGCTGTCCGATCAGGAAGCGTTCCTGGCCGAGAGCATTGAAGTCGCCCTGCGTACTGCCCTGGAGTCGAAGGATCGTTCGTCCTCGCTGGTCTACCGCGAGCTGAAGGGTCTGTACAACGAGGTCAAGGCCTCGCTGCCGGTATCGGCATTCTTCGATGGCGACTGGACCCAGGCCAACGATGAACAGAAGGCAGAGGCCCAATCCCTACGTGAGTTCTTCCTGGAGATCCCGGACGGGGAAGGGCAGTCCGACTACCTGAGCCGCTTCGCTGCTCTGGGTCTGGCCTACCGTCCGCTGTGGAAGCTGCTGGATCGATCCACTCAGCAAGACACTCGTGTCCTGCGTGATCTGACCTGGATGCAGCGTCTGCAGGCTCTGGTCGAGCGTGCCATGGCCTATCTGGCCGGCAAGTGGACGCACACCTATGCCGGTCAGCAGGCCAACGACAAGCTCAAGACCCTGGTCGGTGAGCTGGTGGATATCGAAGCCAAGTACCGGGAGAAGGCTGCACGTCCGAACAACCAGTGGATCGAGATGGCCGAGAACGCTCTGGCCGGTGTCCAGGGCAAGGCCAAGGACATGATCGACCAGGTGGCCAAGTCGGACATGGTGCGCAACTCGAAGATCAGCGGTGTACGTCTGATGGGCCGGGTGGCCAGCCTGGCTGCTGATGACCGTCTGGAAGCCGTGATCGATGCAGGTAACCAGCTGCGTGACCGTCTGTTCAAGGGTCGTCAGGGTCTGATAGCCGGCACATTCAACGAGATGAAAGGCCCGAACGAGATCATGCTGGCCCTGCTCAACTTCGCCAAGCGCAACGAGCAGGAACGAAAGCACCTGATCAACTGGACCCGTGATACAGCCCTGGGGAGCTTTGCCAACAAAGGTAAGCACCTGACTGCCAAGGATAAGGACGCCTTGGCTCTGCTGCTGCGTGCTGATCTGGCTTCGCTGCTGGATTACGGCTACTCGCTGGAGGAGATACAAAGCCTGCTAAGTCCCAATGGCAGCCTGCAGCAGCGGATTGGTGATCTGAGAAAGCAGCTAATGTCCTCGACTCATGCAGCAATGTACCTGCGTCGCGCCGAGGCATTAGGTGCCTACATGGTTACAGGAAAGGCTCGGATCAAAGGCTTGATGAAAAATGCGGACAACATCGCTCGCATGTTGGGCACCAAACATGCACATAGCATCCCGGATGCTGAGCTGGAACGAGTACGTCCCCTTATCGATCAACTGGCTTCTCTGTACGCATTGGAATACGCCAACCAATCCGACAAGGACCGGATTGCCAATGTGCTGGCGACCGAGCTGCAGCGTACCGATGGTGGTAACGGGGTGACTTTCGTGCTGAAGATGCACCGTGCCATGCAGCAGGAAGCCAAGGAAAAGCTGTTCGAGAATAGTGAGGCCGTGTTCACCAAGGGCTACACACCGGAGATCCACAACCCGCACATCGAGGTACTGGCTGCCACCGAGGAAGAGGGCGCAGCATTGGAACGCCAAGGCTTCCAGCGTGTAGCAGGTAATCCGTTGAATCAGGATATCGATGATTTAGACAAGCGAGCCAAATACCTCTATGTCCTCAAGGGCCGTGGTATGCAGCAGCGTCTGACCGGTGCCCTGTCCTACACAGGTGAGCGCGCCAAGGGTAGTCGCAAGCATAGCGGGATAGTCAACACGATCACTGGCAGTATCAACACTCATAATCAACAGGTGACTCAGCGGATTGCCCGTGCCGCCTCGATTCGAGAAGAGCGGGCAATTCAACAGAGGATGGGGCTTGGAGGAAGCAACAACTTAATTCCAATCTTAAATGCTGCTGGAGATATCGTTGGGCACCGGTATGAGATGAGCAACAAGGTACGGGATTCCCTGCTGGAGCGAACCAATGCGTTCGACACTCTGCTGGGTACGCTGCACGGCAACGTGTTCGATAAGCAGGCGTCCCGTGAGCAGAACGCCCAGGTGGTCCAGGCCTTGTTCGATCAGTGGAATGCCGACAAGGACAGTCGTCGTGACGCCTACATCATGGTGGGTCCGGACAGCAGCGATGACGAAGGTGTAGAGACCTGGCGTCTACTACCGCACCACACCCAGGAAGTGATTCGTCAGGTGTGGAAGGGCAACAACATGATGGTGCGCAACGATCAGATCGACCTGATCGCTGGTTACCGCAAGTACAGCCTGGCCGACATGTTCGACAAGGATGAGCGTACGACCAAGGGCTGGAAGAACCTGCTCAAGCATCAGGAAGATGAACGCAACATGCTGGAACAGATGTTCGTCTGGTTCACCGAAGACTTCTTACGGCTGGATAAGAAAGCTGCATTGCGTGTTCGCCAGGCAGAGGATTTCTGGCAGGCGGTAGTACAGGAGGTAAAGGACATTATAGTGGTGCGTACTGGCCTGGTTCTGTTATGGAACATGATCAGCAACATGACTGTACTTCTGTGGCAGGGTGTTCCGATCAAGGATCTGATGCGGAATCACTGGGTAGCATGGCGTGGGGCAGTCAACTATCGGAAGGATTCCGAAGAGCTGTTCCGTCTGGAAGCAGCACTGTCGACTGGCACGTCTGGGGATGCGAAGGCTACACAGCAGCGTATTCGCCAATTGCAGGATTCTCTGGCACGTAACCCGGCCAAGGAACTGATTGATGCGGGGATGTTGCCGACCATCGTCGAAGACGTGGCCTTGGAGGAAGACCCTTACTCCTATCGCAGCAAGCTGAAGGAGAAGGTGGATCAGTACACCAGCAAGCTCAACCCCACGGTCAAGCAAGCGGCTGCGTTCGTTTACATGGCTCCGGGTACTCCGTTGCACACGGCGATGAGCCAGGCCACTCAGTACTCGGACTTTGTGGCTCGCTACACGCTGTATCAGCACCTGATCAACAACAAGAAGGCGCCGAAATCCAAGCAGGAAGCCTTGAAGCGGATCTCCGACAGCTTCGTCAACTACGACGTGCCGTCGCACCGCCACATGCAGTACCTGAACGACATGGGCTTGCTCATGTTCACCAAGTACTACCTGCGGATTCAGAAGGTGATCATGCAGATGTTCCGGGAGCATCCGGCTCGGGCGATCATGATGGTGACCCTGGATAGCTACCTGCAGGGCATGCAGACCATCGTCGACTCCTCGATGTGGGGCCGACTGGGTAATCCGCTGGAGTGGGGTGCCTTGCAGTACCCTGGCACGCTGGATGAACTGGCCACCATCAAGGGAATGATGAGCCTGATCAAGTGATGAAAAAGCCCTCTTCGGAGGGCTTCCTTCTGTATGGGGGAATGTTCTGTTGCGGAGTACCTTACCGCCAAGCGTCTTTTGCTAACTCTGATACCGAGCGCAGGGGCATGACACAGAACACTCCCTGATAGAGAAGGGTGCCGGTCTTTCCCGGCTGTCATCTCGTCTGTAGCTTAACGTCCAACTGACACGAGCTTTCCGGACGGGTGTGACGACTTGCGTGAACGCCACACCAGCTCAGCGGAAGCGTTACCGCTTCCGACTGGGCTTTTTACTGGATTGGGTCATGTATGTGAAGGTCTCGTGCAACAACACGATCACGACCAACACAACGATCCCGACAACCGTCAGGATCGCCATCATCCAACCCAGGACCACACTGCCCACATAACAACCCCCAACGAGGATGACTGCGAGCAGTACCAGGAGCATCCCCTTGAGGGCTTTCATGGGAAGCTACCTTAGCCTCCGAAGAGGCTGGCCTTCTGAACGACAGGCTCTTCTTCTTCCTGAGGATCAGGCAGAACGTCTTCGGCAGCAGGCGAAGTTTCGACGACATGCAGCTGGGGAGCTGCGGTTGCTTCCTCTACGGCACCGACGCTGCCAGAGGTGGAAGCCTGGGTTTCGTAGACCGGACTGCACTGAGCAGCACCAGCACAGCCCATCACGGCAGCAGCATCGTGAATGTCCAGGTCAGCGGTCATGCCGCTGTCGCCACGACCGGCAGTGAACGAAATGTCCACGGTCTTGCGATCGAGGTTGAAGCCTTGCTTGACGATGAAGTCGCGCAGCGCTTCTTCGATCTCGGATTGTTTCAGTTTGATCAGCATATTGAGTCCTCTCATGCTGCACGCAGGAACGGCAGCGTCTGTTGGAATTGGTTGCTGGCCAGGCCAGCATGTATTGCGGCTACTGCATCGGCCATGTGCTCAGCTTTGGCTTCGCTGATCACGTCCTGTCCGTGCTGCTTGTAGGTGGGCCACTTGGCCTCGGGGTGGCGGTTGTACGCCCACTGGATCATCTCGCTCTTGGTGGCCGTCTTCTTGCCCACGGAGATCATCTTCACCTCGGTCGGGGTGACCTCGAAGAAGGGAATCCCGCTGGCTCGAAGGGCACCCAGTACGCCCACGCAGATGCCGTAGGAGGCCATTGCGCGTGCAGACTGGCTACCGATCGGCACCTCGACGAAGATCGCGTGAGCGCCCTGAGCCGCAGCCAGAGCCTGGGTACAGAGCTGACGGGCAGACTCCAGATCCAGGCTGTTCTGGCGAACCTGCTTGCCGGTGGGGAGTACCGGCTGGATCACGTCCAGGTGATTGATTTCCAGACTGCCGGGAATCTCAGCTGTCATCACTCCCTTGGCGATGCCCCAGTTGCGCAGGCTCGGATCAAACCCGACAACGTGGAGCAGGCTCATGGATTGGCATCCGTACCGAACCAGGCCGTTACCAGTGCTGCTGGGGGGATGATCCCCGCACCGTGGATTGCTTCGCAGCGATAGGAAGCCTCGAAGTCACAATCAGTGAGCTTCACGAGATTGACGACCCAAGCGGTTCCGATAACAAGGAGAATGCACAGCTGGACGATGAAAAACGCTCTCATACGTTTCCTCCTGCTTGTACCAGCCGGCTTTTCAGCTCGTAGCCCATCAGCGGCCAGATCTTGTCCACGGCATTGCGGCGAGCGATCTTCTGACCCACTTCAGCATCGAAGTTCTCCGGGCTGGCACAGGCCGACTCACCGGTGACGGTGAAGCCGTTCTTGAGAACCAGTACACAGAAAGTCAGCAGATGCAGTGCTTGCTGCTCTTGGCTTTCAAAGACAGGGACATACTTACCCTCCTTACGCATAAAACCAATACGGGTATCAACTCCGTACACACCCTTCGCTGCCGTGAAATAGTGCTCGCTGTGGATATTGGCTTCGATATCGGCCGGCGTGATGCGCGGTGCGGTCAGCCCCTTGTCCCGGATCTCCTGTTCGATGGGATCAACCATTGGCTTCCTCCTGCTGGACTACACCTTCAGCCGGAGCCTGGGCTTCTTCTACCGGGGTAGCTGTGAAGGGCAGATCAGCGAACAGCGCCTTGGCCACGATCAGACCGGCCTTGAAGCCTTCACGCTGCTCGGCAGTCATCGGCACGTCTTCGCCGTTCTCACCTGGCTGACAGATCTCCACATCGTCAGGCACCTGCATCATCTGCTGCAGCTGTGCCAACTTGTTGGAGTGCCACATGGTGATCAGGGCTGCGAACTGATCGGCGGTTTTGATCTCGATGGTTTCGCTCATGTACACCTCTTGAGCAGAAATGAAAAGGGCCAGTTGCCTGGCCCTTGGGGGTGTTGCGAGAGGGGTGTTACGCGCCGAACAGGCTGGTGGTCGGACGGCTGTTGCCACCGGCTGCAGCTGCTTGACGCGGGGCACCGGCAGTACCGGTGCTGGCACCCTTGGTGGTCTTGTCCTTGACCTTGCCAGCCCACTTCTGCTCCCAGACGGCGAAGAAGTTGGCCTGTTCAGCCTGAGCACGGATTTCCGCCGTGGTCATCTTGTCGCGGGCACGGAAGATCTTGTCGACTTCGTTCTCCTCGCGGCTTTCGCCGGTCGGCTGGTAGACACCAGCAGCGTCCTTGGCGGTCTTGTCGACGGTCTGCTTGAGCAGGCCCAGCAGGACTTCCTGACCGATCAGGTCCATCAGCACGTCAACCTGAGTCGGCACCTCCTTCTTCTCGGTCGAGGAGTAGAGGTTGACCACTTTCTTCTCGGTGTCGAGCTGGCCGATCTCCTTGCCCACAGTGAGTAGGGTCAGAGCGTTGGCATGCACGAAGCCCGGCAGGTAGTGCTTCTGGCCCTGCTTGTCTTCGTAGTAGTTCTTGCAGCCCTTGGCAGTGCCGGAGGTCATCCAGAACTGCTGACGGACTTCACCATCGTCATCCTTGAAGGTGACGTTCAGTGCCAGGGCACCGGAGCTGGCCTTGGAGACGTAGGCCAGTGCGACTTTCATCGGGTACAGACCCGAGTCACGAACACGGGAACCACCAACGGAATCTTTCTCGTCGGCGATATTGTTGTCAGTAGTTAGAGCAGCGAGCATGGACATAAGAGTTACCTTTTGTTGAATTGAGTGGGGGCTTGGCGAACTGTCGCCAGGGTGACTGGAATCAGTCGTAGTACTTATGCAGATGATCGAGGATCGCCTGCATGTTGTTGTCGGTGAAGGTCTCGGAAGTATCGAACAAACCGAGTGGGCCACGCAGACGCTCGCCTACAGTGTCCTTTGTCAGTTTGGTCTGGAAGACATACTTGAAACCAAGTGCTTCTTCTTCCGGAGTGATGTTCAACAGCGGCGAAGAATAGTCCTTCAAGTTCTTCAAGGGAACTTTCTTCGAGGCAATTACTACAGTGAAGTAGCTTTCGATGCCGTTGTTCTTCAGTGCGCCTTTTACCGGGACACAAGTTTCCAGAATCATTTCAGATTCGTTCACAGTGTCTTTGGTGTGGGCGATGAAGATCACGTTCTTGGAGGACTTGGCTACATGCTGTTGCATGAGCGTCTTGAAGTACTGGGCAAAGTCGCTCCAAGATTTCATGGTGTTGGCTGAATTCAGCACGAACAGCGACTCGTACATATCCAGCAGATAGGTCAGCGAGTCCACCACGATGGTGTGGACCGTTGGATCTTTCTCAGCCACTTCGAAGGCTTCGAAGACCTGGTGGGGATCGGTGATGGTGTACTGACGGAACTTGGCTCGGAACGGCAGTTTCTTGCCAGCCTCGCAGTTCAGGTACATCACACCTTCCGGATTCTTCAGGCCCATCAGCGAGGCGGATTTACCGGTCGCGGACTTGCCACACAGCAGAATCAGGTGGTCGTTTACTTGGGTCATTGCAGACTCCTTGGTGGGAATTCGCCAAGTGCCCGGAGGGCACCTGAAATTAATTGTCGAACCAGAACACGATGCGGCGATCGTCCGGAGTGTCCGTGGCACCGAGGGTTGCCAGGGTTTCTTCCAGTCGCTTGATCAGGTGGTCGACGTTGTGGATCGAGGCTTCTTCGCTGGGAGCGATCAGCAGCTGGGCACGAGCGAGCTTCAGCTCTTCCAGCTTGGCGATTAGCTCGGCCTGAGTGCGGGCACCGTGGGAGTGGCCGTCAGAGTCGTAGTAGTCGCTACGGGCCTTCACTTCGCAGGACACGTCGTCAGGCAGTTCGCTGGTGTACGGGAACGACCAAGGCCAGTCTGTACGGACACCGTGGTTCAGCAGACCGAAAAACCAGTAGTCACGAGTACGTCCAGGCAGATCATCCATTACTGGATACTCTCGATCGCCTTCGAACTCTGGCGGCTCGAACTTGAAACTTACAGCTTGATCACACACCCAGATTCCATCTTTCTTGGTTTCTGAGTGCCAATGAATATCGCAACCCATGTTTGTTATCTCCGATAAACGGAAGCCAAGCGAGTCCATGTAGTCATCATGGCTTAGCCTGACTTCTGAATAAGAAAAGGAACCCCAAGAGAACTTGGGGTAAATGGATGCAGTCATCGCTTGGAGAGTGCTTTGCCGACCGTGACCATGATGGAACTCATGATTTCCACTTCGTCCAACTTGTCTGGCAACTTGTCGTTCAATGCCACCACGCGAGAGCGGATACCATCGAAGTCGAAGTTGGCGTCAACCAGGATGAACGCATACTTCATCAGCATGTTGTTCCGGTTGCCGTCGCCCGTGTTGTTGATTACCCAGCGTTCCAGATTGTCGAGCGATTGTTGGGAGTCGAAGCGCTGCTTGCGCTCTTCGTTCTTGCTGGTCTTCGGGATGAAGGGCAGAACATCGAACACTTCGCCTTCGGTGTATTCATGGTGACCGGGGTGGGTCAGCCACTTCTTGCACCGATGGGCGCAGGACGGATCAGCATCGAACGGCAACCACTGCAGGACGTTGTTGTAGAACTCCTTGTAGTCCTTGGCATCCATCTTCAACTCGTAGTTGGTAGGCAGGATGATGCGGAACCGGTGGTTCTGGTCGGTGTGGCTCTTGGTGGTGTAGTACAGCGCCTTGTAGTCCTTGAGCAGCAGCTTGGCCGTGTTCAGGTTGCAGGTGCCGTCCACGTCGATGACCAGCAGGTTGAAGCCTGGCTCGGCGTTGTCCTCGTTGCGGTAACCACCCTTGAGGTGATGGTTGATCCAGTGCATGCCTGGGGCCTGAGTCAGCAGGTGCAGCTTGTCGAACGGTGCCGTCTCGTTGTTGTAGCCGGTGGTCATGTCGCTGGAGTAGCTGACGATCATCTTCGCCAAGTCGGTTTCCTTGAGGCTTTCGCCACGCAGGAACTCGATGCCATCGTTGAAGGCCTTCTTGATGATGATGTTGTTCTTGTACCCGTAGGCGGTGGCCAGGGTCAGCATCTCCTGCTTCTGGCTCGACGAACCCTTGTAGTAGGGCAGGTCTTCGACCAGATCAGCCTGAGTCACTTCCTTGCCGATCGCTGCCAGGTACTTGGCCAGCTTCACGTACGGACGGTCCCGCGAGAGCATCTGGCCGAACGCAGCACCACTGTCCTCCACCAGCCTGATGGCATTGTGCAGGTGGCCGATGGTCAGCTCGGGCGAGTCGTCCACGAAGGCATAGGCACCGGCCAGCTTGAGCGCCTTGAAGTAGCGGTGGCTCAGCTCTGCCTTGCGGATCTCGTCGTGTTCAGGCATGGCGTCAGCCTGCTTCTCGCACAGCAGCTTGTACTGGATCAGCTCCAGGCTGGTGTCCCGGCTCATCACCAGACGCTTGTTGGCGTTGATGATATCGGCCAGGCGCTCCAGCTTGTCGGCCAGCTCTTCGAGGAACTGGTTGGTCTGCTGGCTGGTTTGCAGCTCGTAGACCTGCTCCGGGGTGAGATCCAGGTTCTTGCTGGCACCCTTGAGGTAGCCGAACAGACAGCGACGTGCGTAGCCGGTATCCAGCATCGAGTACAACGCCTGCTCGGTGGCAGCACCGTCGAACAGCTTGGATGGTGTACCGAAGAGCATCATGTTGGTCGGCGTGGTGCCCTTGATCTCCTCGAAGCGGGAGTTGTCGGAGGTTGACTTGACCAGCTTGGTCTTGACCTTGCCCTTGTCGTACAGCTCAAGGAACACGGTCAGCACCTCGGTGTTGCCCACCAGGTTCAGGCCGATCTCATCGATCTCCAGGTTCACTGCACCGGCATCGGCCATCAGCAACTTGTGACGCATCTGCTTGACCGCAGGGCTGGTGCCGGAGTCGAAGCTGAACAGCAAGGAACCCAGCTGCTCGAACTCCTTCTGTACCCGGATCAGCTCCTCATCCGGATCGCTGTTCTTGCGCATGGCACGCTTGTTGGCCAGCACCGGGAGGTTGCGTTCGGCCAGCAGGGGGAAGGTCTCTTCCAGGAAACGATCGCGGAACTGGTGAATCACCTCGTCCTCGATGATGCTGGTCGAGTGGCCCTTGCCCGTACCGGAAGGAGACAGGTTCAACGCATAGACGTTGACCGGAATGTCACCCCGATCGGGTGTGCCTATGATGCAGCGCATCTGCGAGGCCACTACCGCGAAGTAGTAGCCGACCAGGACACGGAAGAATAACGGCTCCGTGTTCTGAGTTCGGTTGCAGAGTATCTGCACGAGTTGTTCTGCCGTGGGGTGATACGGCATCTGATTGACGGGAAGCATGGAGCACTCCTGTTGTGGTTAAAGCTGAAGTTCCCCCGATTCGAGGTACTTGTCCTTCTGGGTGCAGGCATAGAACCCAGGACAGTAACGACAAGCCTTTACTTGACCCGGTACTTCAACCACCTTGCCGACATTGCCATCTTTGGCCAGTTGCATATAAGCATCTTGCTTATTGTCGAAGTTCTTGGTTGAGCGTTGGGTTTTCGCGGGGTTCTTGTAGTACTTGAACTGAGGGGCAGACCGCCAGAGATCTTCTTCGGTACAAAGCGGGATCTCATTTTCCGGTGCATTCCAGAACTTATCCAGATTACGAATCTTGTTTCGGATGAATTCTTCGATGAACTCCAGGGAGGGCAGACGCAACACATGTTCCAGTGTTCGGCTGGCAGGATAGTTCGGAGAACTCTTTGCCTGTGCCTGGCTCCAGTCAGTGAAGATGAACTGAATGGCCATGGTGTCTTGCGTGATGATCTTCGGATTCAACCAGCGATAAATACCGCCCTGAAGTCGGTACTTCTCATCGTTGGTGTTGTTGATGTAGGTGTACACCGAAGTGGATTTGAAGTCTTCCACTCGGCCATCGCCCACGAAGTCGAACTTGCCGGAAACTTTCCGACCCTCGATCTCACGGTAGGCCCGTTGTTCCAGATAGACCGGGATGATGCCCGGACCCAGTTCTTCAGGTGTGGGGTTGATCCGTACCTGGGCGATGACCTTCTTGGGGTAACCCAATGCGGTCATGGCTTCAACGTGCTTGTGCAGCCAGGCCCGCTCGATGCTGTCATGGATCGCGCTGCCCATGCGGGAGCTGACCATGCCTGACACGTCCACCAGACCCTGCTCCTGAGGAACACGGGCAGCGAGGATGATCTGGCGCAGGGGTTTGATCAGGGTGGTGGCACTGATGGTGTCCGACTCGTGGTCGTAATTGTCTACTGCTAAAAAGACCGCAACAGACAAGGGGACGTTGGAGTTGTTCAGGTATTTACGCATGGGCTTTTCTCCCGTGATTACAATGGAATCCGTAAAGAGCTTCTGCTTGTTTACGGGTCGCTGCGGCTGTGTTTAGGTCGTCGAAATACCCAAGAAACTTTTCTTTGTAATCAACAGTGATTTTCGCCATCCACTTAGCTTTGCGTTTATCCCACACCACCCCGGTGACACCGGATGTGTTGTTTACAGATATGGCGCAATTACGCACATTGTCTTGGGATGTGGCTTCTCGTAGATTTGCCCACGAATTATCAGACGGGTTTCCGTTGATATGGTCTACCTGCGCTGCGGGTATATATCCGACCATGTATAGGAACGCCAAGCGATGGGCGTAATAAAGCGTTCCGTCTAAGCGGATTTGGGTGTAACCGTTCTTCTTATAGCCTGCGGGGTGGCCGGGTTTTATCCAGGCTGCCTTACTTACTAACCAAGAAAATGCGCCTGATGCAGGATCATAGTGCAAGCGCTTCTTAAGTTCGTCTTGTGTCATGGGTCTGCCTTCTCAATGGAGGCGACCCACGCACTAGACTCAGTGGCGGGTCACCTTAACTTTTATGAACTTTGGGAAGCCAAAGAAGTTGAAGTAACTCACCTGATGAACAAGATCACCAGGTTGAATAAACTTCGGGGATTTGCAGCACAACAAGGTCAACTTACCGGTATTACTTCTTTCCACAGAAATGCGATAGATGTAATACCGGGTCATGAACCGTGGAAAGATGTAAACCAGTAAGCTGATCATGGTCACTCGCCTGCCAGGATGGCAGCTCCTTGCTTGTCTTCTTGAATCATTTCCTGCCAGCGGTTCAATGCCTCCATGGCATTTTCAACCAACTCTTCTTGCCACTCATCTGCAGCCTTGCCTGATTCCAGCAAGTTGCGGATGGCTTCCTGCAAACAGGGATGGTTGATATTGAAGAGGTGATTGACCCGGTAGGTGTCGATACTGCGTAGATGGCCGAAGTTTTGAACAGCGTTCTTGTCTCGGCACCTTGGGCAGTAGTCGTTGAGTTCTTCGCTGCGCCAGTTCATGGAGCAGCCAATACTCTTGCAGTGTTGCAGGTCGTGCATGGTTACTTCCTGGGGTTATTGCGTCCATGCAGTTTATTTCGGGTGTTGGATTAATCCAGTGACCTATTCAGGTGTCTGGATCTGTTGTTTGTTGATGTGCCTCTGGATGTGGAACAGACACAACTTGATCGCCTTCAGGTACTTCTGTGCCTGACGGGTATCCACGCCGAGCATGTAGCGAATCTCCTGAGTGTTGATCACATCCATGCACTGCAGGATGTTGTAGATACGGGTCACACTCAGCGGGATGGAATGCTTCCCAGCCTTGCTGTGGTGATCCAGTCGAGCGATGCCCAGGATGATGTCGTCCACCGGACTGCCATCGTATGCCTTGTAGTGCTGCATGAAGCTCAGCAAGGTGTTTGGCGTGTTACGTGGAGACGGAGGTCGTGGGTAGGTGAAGCTGGAGCTGTAGCGAATCCGATCGACTCGTGCCTTACCCAGGCGGGCTGCGAGAGTTGGCATTTGATCGATCGGGTAGGTGCTGATGTAGGCGTCCAAGATGAACCTCGAAAACGACGCATATATAAAAGGGGTTCTCCCCTGTGCCTTCGGCTCACTCGTCACAGGCTCGAACCCCCTTCAAAACCCTGACCAGATCCGAGGCGCGAACGCAGCACAAGGCGACGCAGGCGCAGCCGAGTACGCCGCCAGTGCGGAGGTTCGTGTCGAGGATCAGGGAAGGAGAGTTGGTGTAGCGAGTCGTGATGCCGTGACCGAAGGGTCGGGAGGGCGCGCATTCTAGTGAACGGGTTCACTGAAATTGCTTGACCTGGATCAACTGGCATATAGCCATCAGATCGTGTCGATGAATGGTCACTGCAATGTCGCATCCGCACCTGGCGCTCGCAAGCTCGCTGGGTGCTGCGCTCCGCTGCAGTGACCTGTTCTTCCTTGAAATCACACTGAACCTCTTCTCAATGGTTCGTCATCGAACGCCCGGAAGGGCGTCTCAGAAGGTCAACTCGCAGACACCCCCTGCACAGGCTTGAGCGCCCATGGTGGATACATCCGTGTAGGTCTGCTTGCCCAGTTCCTTGGCAAAGTCGATGCCTACCATCTGACGCTCGATCGACTTCCAGCGATGGAAGTTGTGAACGTCCTTCAGGCAGCCAACCATCTCTTCCACGTTGCCCTGGAAGTAGTTGTCGGTGAAATTCTTCGCACGACGCACCCAGTCACGCTTGAGCAGGTCCTTGGAGTGGCTGGCATGCAGCTTCAGGCCCTTGCCCTGCAGGGTGTCGCAGGCTTGCCAGAGGTTGTCGTTGAAGGCATACAGCCCATCGACGATCAGGCCAGAGGCGAAGATCGAGGCATCACCGTACTTCTCGGAGATCTCCTGACGGGTCAGGACCTCGGTGAACGGGGCCTGGGGATAGGCCTTGTCACCTTCACCAGCCAGCAGGCTGATACCAGCGAACCACTGACGGTTGTCGAAGATGTACTGCTCGACTGCATCCCAGTCGTCCACCGTGATGGTGTTCGACACGTTGTGACGCAGCTTAGGATCGGTACACAGCTCCACGTTGGTGCCGTACTCGACCCAGAACTGCTGAGCCTTCTTCACGTAGTCCAGCTGCTTCACACCGAGCAGGTCGTTCTTGTAGATCGACCCAGGCTTGCTGGTCACCGGGAAGCTGACCACCTTGTCGGTGCCGGTACTGGACCACACGCTGTCTTCAACCATGCAGCCGTTGCGTTCCACCATGGTTTCGCACACCAGATCCGCATCGTTCATCTGCACGTTGCGGAAGTAGCGAGGCGAGTGCTCACCGTGGATACCGGAGGCCGTGCCCAGCAGGACCGAGGCATTACCGGATGGCTTGACGCAGGTGGTACGTGCTGCTGCGTTGATACCCAGCAGGGCGGCCACTTCAGCGTTGACCTTCTTCACCAGCTCGGCACCGTCGATCATGTTCTGCTCATCGAACAACACGTCCGGATTGTTCATCCAGCCGGTGATGGAAACGCCGATCAGGGCTTCCCGTGCGACGATCTCCTGGGTGGCCTGGCTCAGGTAGGTGAAGTTGGTGTAGCCCGCTTGCAGAGTGCCCAGAATGGCTCCAGCACGGCACGCATCCATGAAGCTGTCCCAGTCGTTGCAGTAGCTGCCGTTGATCTCGGACAGGTTGCACATCTGGAAGCCTGAGCGACCGTCTTCGGTCAACGGCAGCATGCCGATCTCGACGCACGGGTTGTAGGCGTGATCGAGGTTGTCGGTGAAGATGAAGCCAGGCTCACCGAAGTCCTTGACCGACTTCATGATCACTGACCACTCCTCACGAGTGATCTTGTCACGCTCGATCAGCACGGAGTTGTTGGAGCGACCACGCTGCGGGTTGTTGACGAACCAGTCACCGGTCTTGGCGTTCAGCATCTCCTGATCGTCCTTGCTGAACAGGCAGATGGTCGCACTGCGACGCACGCCACCGGACAGTACGGCATCGGCCATGAACATCACGAAGTCGTAGGCGACGATCGAGGTCATGCGATTGCTGGTCTGGGTGTGGCGATCCAGCAGGCTTTCGCACTTGGCCAGGGCCATGCGCAGGCCATCCGGACCAGGTGCCTTGAAGCCACCGCTGATGAACGCACCCTTGGCACGGATCAGGCCGAAGTCGAAGACGACGTGGCAGCCCTGGTACTCGGGGAACGGTGCATCGGATTCCAGGTAGCTGGAGAGCAGCACGCCGAAGGCATCGGCCCAGCCCTCGATCGAATCCGGGATCTCGAAGACCTTGGTCTGGCCAGACCGATGAGGTGCCAGGTTGGGCAGCTTGTCGATGTGCTGCTTCTGCACCGAGAAGCCTACGCCACAGCCACACAGCAGCAGGTACATGGCTTCCTGGAAGAAGGTGGGGCGATCGACGTGGCTGGAGCTGCAGTTGTAGAGACGGGCTTCGTGCTTGAACAGCTGCTCGCCACCGAATTGCAGAGCACGTTGGGCACCCAGGACTGCTTGCTTGGCGTACATGTCTTGGGCGAACTGGATGTGCTTTTCCAGTTCAGGGGTCATTACATCCTTGTATTTTTCCCGGTGCATATCCATTACACGGGCTACCGACTCTTCCCAGGTTTCATAGCGGTTGAGCGAGTCAATCCAACGGGAATAACCCATATAGAACTTCGACTGGCTCAACATACGCTTGCCCAGGGTTTCGAAAGACAAGGAACTACTTGCAGACATATGCCTACCTGTTGGTGGGGTGGAAAAAAGAAGCCAATGCCCTCGCAGGAAAAGTTCGGGGCACTGGCTTAAAGGTGAGGAGAGTTACAGCGGGTGTATTAGAACACTGACGCTAGTTACTGAGTCAACGCTTTCCACGATGCTGGGTACAACGGTGCGATAATTTCGCCCCATTGTTTGGCCAGGTCCTGAATCTCAACCTGAGCATGCGCGTCGATGCGTTGTCTGTACGCACGGGCAAAAGCAGCCAGAGATCCAGTCACGTAATAACTGGTGTACATGGACTGTGGCAAAGCCATGCGGGCTTGTTCTGGAGCAACACCAAGAGCAAGCAACTCTTTGTATGCTTCAGCTGCTTTATCCATTGCCCAGCGATAACGATCTTGTGCCGCTTTCATGTGTTGCACAGGGCCTCCACTACCTTGCTTGAGGCTTCCTTCCGGTCTGGTGCGCCATACTTCTGGGAAGAAGAACTCCGGAGTATCATCCACATAGCGGCGAGACACTTCGTTGTAAGTGAAGCCGACCATGTGCTTGAAGCGCTGGCGTGCGACGAAGATCGGTACGGTTTCACGCAGAGTGATCTGCGGATGGCTGAACGGAGTCCAGTGGCCGTGGGTGGCGAGATAGTTGATCAACTTCTCGTCACGGGGTTCTACTTTACCGTCGAGATCGAACTCGGATTCCTTCAAGAAGGATACGCGAGCAGCGTTGACGACCATCAGGTCGTCGCCCAGGTGGGCAATGTAATCGGCTTTCAAGATGATCTCCTGGATCAGGATTGAGTTGGGCGTTGAGTGAGACAGCCGGAACACAGGCAAACATCGCCGTGCTCAACTTCCTTGGCTTGAAGTCCAAAGCACCAGCAAGTGCTCTTGCCGGCTGTAATGTCACAGCGAACAGGCGAGTTGCACTTCGGGCAGGAATGGAAGGGTTGCGCAGGAAGTTTCCTGAGCAGAGTGCGGTGGTCGCTCATGATAATTCCAGTATCTAAAGCAAGTCTCTGTACACTTGTCTGAAAGTTACATTCAGAGGTGTGACAGAATGTCTGAAGGATGGGTATGTGGAACTGGTACAGGGAACTTCCCCAAACCGGGGGACCCGGATAATAGTTCAACTCTGACAGCTACTGCTGCATTCGGTGGTATTGATGTGGAGTGGACGTACCCGCTACTCAATCCACATGCAGTAGCGCATACCATTCTATATCGTGGGCTTTCCGATAAGGTCGATGACGCAGTTCGCCACAAAGTAGTGGACGGGACGTTCTTCTACGACAAGACCACAACTGCGACCCAGGTGAAGTACTACTACTGGATCGAGTTCGTTTCCGTGAATGGCACGATCGGAAAGAAGATTGGTCCTGCCTCGGCGACTGCGCGTCCGACTGTGCAGCAGGTCATGGAAATGCTCACTGGGCAGATTGATGCCGGTGTGCTGGCTCAGAGCCTGAAGAAGAGCATCGACCAGATCCAGCTGAACATGCTTGGGATCAACGCCGAAATGATCGAGCGCGCTCGCAGTGACGATGCCTTGGGTGTGTCCTACGCAGAGGTGCAGGCACACAGCGAGAAGACCCGTGCCTTGCTGCAGGAAGAAGTAGTGGCCCGTACCACCCAGGACAGTGCCGTGGTCCAGGCGGTGAACACGATGTACGCCAACGTGGACAGCACGATTGCTGCTATCCAGACGGATCAGAAGGCCATGGCCACCAAGCAGGAGGCCCTGGCTCAGTCGCTTACCACGACGCAGACCCAGCTCAGCGACAACATCGCCTCTGTGCAAACCACGATGCAGAGCAGGATCGACACGCTCGACGGCAAGGTCACCGAGATCGGTGCGCTGTACACGGCTAAGGTCGACGTGAATGGTCTGATCGGGGGCTTCGGGGTCTACAACGACGGCAAGATCGTTGAGGCTGGTTTCGATGTGGATCGCTTCTGGGTGGGGCGTACAACCAACAAGGTCAAGCCTTTCATCATCGAGAACGATGAGGTCTTCATCAACCGAGCTGCAATTGCCCATGCCTCTATCGACTCGGCACGCATCCAGGATGCAGCTATCACCTCAGCCAAGATCGCCAATGCTGCAATCACCATGGCCAAGATCTCCGGTTCGTTGCAGTCGGACAACTTCCAGAAGGGTACTTCCGGTTGGCGTCTGACCAAGGACGGTGAGTTCGAGATGAATGGCAACGTGCCAGGGCAGGGCAGGACGGTTCGAACTGCCCGCTCCACTCGTGTGTACGATGAGAACGGACGGCTACGTGTACAGATGGGAGACCTAGACGAAAAATGACATACGGTCTCCTTACACGTCGCACAGACGGCACTTCGATCCTGACTCCCAGCACATTCACCGTTCGCGTGGTGGATGTGTTCTTCGTATCGCTTCCACAAGTGGTTGGGGCACAACGTGCTTCGGGTGCCACACCGATTCATCGAGTGGCGAGGGCGAAAGTAAGGCCAGGTATGTTCGGTACGTGTACCCCATCGAAGGCCTATACACCTATCGATCCCAAGAAAAACAACGCAGGTATGGCGATGGCTCAGTTGGGGAATCAGGCCGCTCAACTACCCAAGATCACTTGCGAAAGTGGGCAAGTTGCTCTGTCCGTACCCATTACCAATGGAAAGTTTGGTGGTGATTTCTACGTTCACATTTATGAGTACTTGTGATGTTTGGGATCAACATTCTAGGCGAAGCCAACAACATCATTCTGGGTGATGAGAATCCAGTTCTGATCCGCAAGTTCCGTGGCCGGTTGAAAGTTACAGTTGCCGGAGCACCGATCTATTGGAAGATCTACAACGGGGCGTCGCCGACAGAGGCACATTATGGCTACTGTCAGGTGACTTACCCGGAAGTGATCACTGACCCTCATCCTCCGTTTGTTTTTGCGACTCCTAGTTCTGCGACGAAGGGGGCTATGGGGTTATTTGCTCATACTGGAGCACCAGGGGCATGGACAGGCTTCTCAGTTCTCTATATCCCGGTAATGACATATCAGAATGGCAAGCGTCCTGCTGTTGGAACTGACACCGGATGGGACTACCACGTATGCAAGTTCGGGGACGCGCCCAGTAACGAACGATGGGGTATGCGTGTCTGGAACTCTGTAGGAAAGCTGACCTTTGACAGTTCCTGGGATGTGGTTCCGTTTCGTTCATTGCTTACAGGCTGGACGAAGATCAGCGGTGGCAAGTACGGGGGAGGTAATATCAACGCCAACCACTACTGGGGCAACCGTGTTTACAACGGGTACAAAGACTGTGACGTAGCGTACGAGGTATACAGCCACCCCTGGGGAGTGGAGAACGGAACTCTTGGCGTAATGGTCTCTTCACTGTCCTCGTTGAGGTGTACAGCAGATGTGGGTTATTCGGAAGACTACCAATTCACCACTGCTCCGATGATTGGATTTCTTGGAGCTGATCGTAAGACGATCAATGCAAGTGTCTGTTTCGGTCACCTGCAGCACGCCAGTACTGTATATCCTGCAATGAATAGCTTTGCATTGATGACGGCGGACTTTGCACACTCTATTGCCTAATTTGATTTTCAATAGTTGTCTCTATAGATTCCGCCTGAACATGTATGGGTGGATTAAGAGACTGTGAGACGAAGATCTCCAGCAACACTTAGGCCGCGCTCATAGTTGCCATCCTTATTGTTGCTGGAGATCTCTATGTCTGCCTTTTCCGATTACCTGGAAGCTCAGCTGATCAACACCACTCTGCGTGGTGCCACTTACACCGGGGGCAGTGTTTTCATTGCTCTGTTCACTGCCGATCCGACTGATGCCGGAACCGGTGCTGAACTGACCGACAGCGGTTATATCCGTCAGCGTGCCCACACTACTGTGGCCTCCGATGGCTTCACCGTGCCGGCCAACGGTTCTTCGAGTAATACCAAGAACATCATCTTCCCGGCCATCGTCGATGCCCAGAAGACGATCACCCATTGGGGCATCTTCGATGCACAAACCAGTGGCAACTTGCTGTATCACTCCTCGATGCTGAACCCGAAAACCCTGGACCCGACCGACGTTCTGTCGTTCCCGGTTGGCTCGCTCATCGTCACGCTGAGCTAAGCCCATGTCCGTGCGCTTTGGTCAAACGCTATTCGGTGGAGGCTCCGTTGCAGGCTTGGTTGCTGCAGCGGGCCTTGCCGTGTGTATGGCCCAGGCGCAGGCGTCTGGAGTCATCACCAAACGGGCTGTGCCTGCATCTGTTGTGGCGAAAGCCACCGTGCAGGCCACGCCTCGTCGTTCTGTCTATGGCCGTGGAAAGCTGGCTGCTTGTATCGCACAGGCTTACGGCAACTCGGCTGCGACCTACATGGGTCGCGGTGTCCTGCAGGCTGGGGCCAATGCCTCCGGCTATTCACGGGTAGATTTCTCTGGCTATGGCGATGCGTTCGCCAAGGCCACTCTCAACGGCAAGCCTGTCCGTCTGGCCAAGTGCCGGACTGTGGCTGCTCGTGCTTATGCCTTTGGTGAGGCAGACGCGCTTGTAGCCTTGATGGCTCAAGCCAATCCGGCTGTGGCTACAGCCACCCTGTTCGGTACGACTCACCATGTCGGTCATGGCCTGGCTCACGGCATTGCCTCGGTTCAAGCCCGAGCCAGTTACACCTATGGGGGTGCCGGCCAGGCTGAGGCCACGTCCTACCTGGAGGGGGAAGCACGCTTCCAGATCGGTGGTGCAGGCGTCGCCAACGGAACTGTTCACGTCTCCGGTGAACCAGCAGTCACGAAGGACGGTATTCGCTACTTCACCACCTGGGGTGAAGCACTCTGCTTTGCGGATGCCTACGCCGGTACGGTAGGTATCCACCAGGCTCAGACCGGGCGTGCATATGCCACGTTGACCGGCAAGGCCAACTATCGACTGGGTGGGGCAGGGCATGCCCGTGCCTACGCCATTTTGTGGGCAGATCCGTTGGCTGCATCCACGGCAGCTACTGCACTAGGAGGTAGCTGCAAGGCGGATGCTCATGCCGAAGGACAGGTGTTGTTCAGCAGCAAGGGTCATGCAGTGGCTCGGGCAACTGGCTATGGCGATGCCCAGGTCAAGACAACCAAGGCTCTACCCAAGGCTGCTACTGCCAAGGCTACCGTCACGTCTGGTCAGGCTCTGGTGATCAACACCAAGGCCAATCCTGACGATGCCTACGGGTTTGCCCACGCCAGAGGACGTGCCAGCAAGCTGGTTGAGGCGTTCACCCATCCGATTGCACTGGCTTACGTCGCGTCTGGTAATGGCATCAAGACCCTGACTGGCTACGCCATTGGAGTGGGTCGTGCTGCTCTCACTGGCCAGCCCGTACGGACTCACTTCGCTTCCGGCCATGCCGAGTGTGCGGCTGAAGCCTGCAACGTCGAGGTTGGTGTCGGGGTGTTCCCGTTGCCTGCTCAGGCCGTTGTGGAAGTCCATTCCTCCGAGGCTCTGCGTACCCACGCGGGCAAGGGTGTTGCCCTGGCCACTGCTCAGGCAGTCGGCATGAACCAGGTCAATGACCTGACTCGGGCACCTGCCGATCGCACCGTCTTCGTCGAAGCCGAATCCCGAAACATCACCGTCGAGTTTGAAGACCGACGCATCGTCGTGTGAGGACATTATGGAAACGAAGCTGAAACAACCCCGTGAAGTCCTCGATTACGACGTGGACCTGAGTGCCTGGTTCGCCTCGATCCCGACTGACGACATTCAGTCGGTGGACATTTCCATCAGCAGTTATCAGGAGGAGGTCCCGACCCTGGTGTTGGGACCTGCTCCACACCAGCCCTACATCCTGATGGGGGAGACCCCGGTCTCTTTCAAGATCTGGTTGGGTGGTGGCACGGATCGCACCGAATACATCGTCACCTGCGTGGTTCGTACCGAGCAGGACCGGCAGAAAGAAGTTGAATTCAAGATCAAGGTGCGAAACGTATGAGCGTAAAGAACCTGGTTCAGTGCCCGCTGATCACGCCGGTATCCTCGACTGCCACTGAGTTGCTGCTCGGTGCGGTATCGGCTCCCTACAGCCTGCCTCCTCTGGATGGTGGGATTCTGGTCATCGCTGATAGCCCCTCGAAGCCCAGCTTCGTCGAGTTCATCACGTACACCCATCGGATTGACAACGTGCTCTACGGTGTCAGCCGTGGACAGGAAGAGACTGCTGCGCGTGCCTGGTCTGGTGTGACCTACGTCTACCAGGCCCTGACGGCTGATCAGTACACCAGCGAGCTGGCTTCCAAGGAGCCAGTGATTCCTCCGGGAACAACTGCTCAGTACTGGCGTGGTGATAAGTCGTTCCAGGATCTGGCCACGGCTATTCGTGCTGCCAACCTGACTGGTTTCTCGACGGCTACCAACTCGCCTGTGGTATCAACCGATACCTTGCTGGCTGCGCTTGGAAAGCTGCAGGCCCAGGTCAGTGCGCGACTGTTGTCAACTGCTAATGCCGTGTCTGCCACCAAGTTGCAGACTGCCCGGACTATCTCCGTGGCGGGTGATGCAACTGGATCGTTGACCTTCGACGGTACAGCCAACGTCTCGATGGATGTGTCCTTGCAACCATCAGGGGTGTCGGCAGGTACATTTACCAAGGTGACGGTGGATTCCAAGGGGCGAGTAACGGCAGGTACTTCACTGGTTGCGGCTGATATCCCTACACTGAACCAGAACACCACAGGCAACGCCGGTACTGCCACGAAGCTACAGACCTCTCGCACGATAAACGGCGTAGCTTTTGACGGTACGTCGAACATCACTGTTGCTGACTCGACCAAGCTGCCTTTGACTGGCGGCTCCATTTCCGGCTACGTGACATTCACCACCCGCGAAGCTGGTATCTACGGCACCTACGACTCGACAAAGATCGACTCTATATGGTCGATGGGTACCGCGTATCGCGTAGCTGCTGACGGTTCGACGTTTGGGAACTTGTACGGCATGGCCTATAAGCACACCAACAATACGACCGGCGGTACAATGGCTGCTGGCCACCAGGTCGTGTTCTGTAGCAATGGATCGCCAGGTGTTGCAATAGGTCTTGCCGGTAACGTATGGAACTCAGGTATCTATTACGGTAGCGGCGCAGGTCTAACAGCAATCCCTGCTGCACAGCTCACTGGCACCGTTCCAGATGCTGTTCTACCTGCGAGCATCACGTCGAGCATCACTGGTAACGCCGCTACTGCTACCAAGCTGGCCACTGCTCGATCCATTGCCCTGGCTGGTGATGTGACTGGCTCGGCTACTTTCGATGGCTCGGCAAACGTGTCGATCTCGGCAACGGTCGCTAATGATAGTCATACGCACGACACGCGCTATCCAGTGCTTTCGGCGGAGCGCGTTCTGGCAGCTGTTCCTGCTGGTAGCTGGGTGACGATTGCTCAAGTACCAAGTAACGGCGGTCGGGCTTATGGTGAGTTCATCGTCTACGATACGGATTCCGCTAAGCACAATTTCGTCAAGATCATCGCCTCGCACAGCTACGGTCAGAGTGTGGTTGCATGTGTCGGCGGTAACCGCTTCGGCACACGAACCATCGCTCACGTCAGAGTCCTGTATGCAACGGCAGATCGAACTTATGGCGGCGCTAAGCTTCAGGTGTACATTGAGAACACTTGCAACCTTCGTGTTCGCGCGCTGATGATCAACCAGATCAACGGCTGGAGCGCGTGGTCTGAAATGACGCCGGTGGTCGAAGGAACACCTACTGGCTGGGCGGAAGATACGACTACCCGCTACGACGACATCACCAACACCGCAACCGGCTTCAGCGGTTCGTTCTCAGGCAATGGCGCGCTGCTGACAGGTCTGAATGCCGCAAATCTGGCATCCGGCACGATCCCTGACGCTCGCTTGAGCGGCACCTACACCGGCGTGAATATCACCGGTAACGCCGCTACAGCAACTGCCCTGCAGACCGCGCGAACTATCAACGGGGTGAGCTTTAACGGCACGTCGAACATCACCATTGCTGACTCCACGAAGCTCCCCCTGGCCGGGGGAAGTCTGAGTGGAGCGCTGAAGGTGGTCGTCAACACTGCTGGTTCCAACTACGGAGACGGCCAGCTGGAGCTCCGTAACAGCGATGGGGGCCACGTTTCGATGGGCTTCCACCGTGGCGGTTACACCGCGTGCCAGCTTCGCCACTCCGGCAACGGCCTGATTCTCTCAGGTACCGGCCAGACGACGGCTGCTGACCTGTACGTCTACGGTAACGTGACGGCCTACTCGGACGAGCGGCTCAAGACTGACATCGAGACCATCCCGGAAGCTCTGGCGAAGGTCGAGCAGATGAATGGCGTCACCTTCGCCAAGACCAACGAGGAAGAGGCGCGCCGCCACACGGGCGTTATCGCACAGGAAGTGCTGGCCGTTCTCCCTGAAGCAGTTCACATGGGCGATGACGGGTTCTACTCCGTAGCCTACGGCAACCTGGTTGGTCTGCTGGTTGAGGCGATCAAGGAGCTGAAAGCTGAGGTCGACGAGCTGAAATTGAAGGTGGCTGCCTGATATGACACTTCAAACTTCTGGCGCAATCAGCCTATCTGACGTCAACTTGGAGTTGAAACTCTCAGCTACCGCGACGATCAGCCTTAACGACTCTGCGGTGCGTGGTTTGTTCGGTAAAGCCAGTGGGGTTATCTCCCTGAGCGACGGCTATGGTAAGGCAAGCGAGATTCGCTACATCAACACCGCAAATCGAACTGCTGCAAGCATCTACGAGCTGATGGGTTCCCCCACCCAACCTGGGAACTACATCTTCGAGAACCAGGCCACGATTTCAGCAGGTACTGGCACATACGCGCTCCGTACCGGGGTTTTCCCTGCTGGCTCGACGCTGTTGATCGTCAACAAAGGGTACATCCGAGGTAAAGGTGGGAACGGCGGCACCCCAGGAGTGGCCGGTGCTGCCGGTGGTACCGCGCTTTACGTGGACATGGACTGCACCATCGACAACACCAATGGGTACATCTTCGGCGGTGGTGGAGGTGGTGGAGGTGCATCTTGTGTCAATAGCTCCATCTCCGTGTCCCTGTACGCCAGTGGCGGCGGGGGAGCCGGTAGTGCAGAAGGCGCAGGAGGCTCCACAACGCAGGTTGGTTCCCCTGGCACAGCCACGACTGGAGGGGCAGGAGGCTCTGCGACCTACACATTTGCTGTCACTGGCAAGACTTGGGGGGCCGTTGGTGGTGCCGGTGGTGCTAACGGCGCTGCCGGTGTTAACGGCTCCTATATCACAGCAGGGGGCACCGGCTGGACTTACATCACAACAACAGGTGGCGCTGCTGGAGCAGCCATCGCCAGGAACGGTAAGACCGTAACCATCACTGCAGGCAACGACACAACACGAATCAAAGGGGCAGTTGCATGACCGATTTTAAAGTGCTTTCCATCGACACCGAAATGAAGCAGATGGTGGTGGATTGGGGGTTTGTGACCCTCAACCACGATATTCCACTCTACATCCTGGAGAACCCAGGTATCAGCCAAGAGCTGATGCTGGAGCATATTGGGTACATGCGACCTCCTGTTTCAGTCGATCTGCCGGTCCCTAATGACCTGTTGACACTTGTTCAGGCCGAGCCGGAACAAGAGCCAACGCTGGATGATTTGAAGGCCTATAAACGCGTGCAGATTGATGAATGGCGGGTACAGGCCGAGCAGAAGGGGCTGACTTACACCTTTCCTGGAGGCGCTGTCGACTGCATCCAACTACGCCATGAACGGGATCTGGCTAATGTGAACGGCCAGGCTTCTGCGGCGCTGATCCTGCATGCGGATGGTGTCACCGATGCTGTGATTCCTCTGCGTGCCGAGAGCAACACGACCTACATGCTGACACCGGCTCAGGTGCTGGCAATGGGCATGGCTGTGAACCAGTTTGTGGGGCAGGGCTACCAGATAGCGTGGACCCTAAAAGAGCAGGTGGAAGCGGCTACCACGCAAGATATGCTGGAGGCGATCAAATGGCCCGAATGAGCTGGTTAAGAGCGGTGCTGATCGCTGTTGATCAGTTGATCAATACGATATTGGCAGGTACTCCTGATGAAACATTGTCCAGTCGTGCCTACCGGTGCGGGGTATTGGATCAATCGCCTAAGCGCCGTTGGGTATTCGCACACACCTGGATCAATAGGCTGTTTTTCTGGCAGCCGGATCATTGTTTCCAGGCCTACGAGAGCGAAAGGACTCGCTCCCATTTAGTAAGCGGATTTACGCAATGACACCACAGTCATCGCCTAAGTAAGATATAAACAAACAAGCCCACTTCGGTGGGCTTTTTATTTGAATGAATCAAATTAGTGTAACTCCAGCCAACATTGGATAATCCTCTCGTTCATCAACAAGGGGGGGTTATACAATGACACTTGGACAGAAACAGCGGCACTTCACTCGTCTGGTTGGTTTGTTGATTGAGTACGCCTACCAGAACGGCTACGAACTGACCTTCGGTGATGCCTACCGTGATCCGAAGGTGCATGGTCAGTTCGGGGAAAAGAAGTCCTACAGTGCAGCCAAGAGCGTTCACAAACTTCGCCTGGCGGTGGACTTCAATCTGTTCAAGGATGGCAAGTACCTGACTGCTACCGAGGACTACACCAAGCTGGGCGAGTACTGGGAATCGCTGGGGGGCAGCTGGGGTGGTCGCTTCAACGATGGCAACCACTTCAGCCTGGAGCATGAGGGCTGCAAATGAGCATCCTGGGAGTGGTGCCTTCGCTACTGGAAGTCGGTAGCAAGCTGATCGACAAGCTGATCCCAGATCCAGAGGCGAAAGCCAAGGCTCAACTGGATCTCTTGTCGCTTCAGCAGAACGGGGACCTGAAGGAACTGGAGACGCGCATGTCGGCCATCATCGCTGAGGCCAGCAGCACTGATCCATGGACCAGTCGGGCACGTCCGTCCTTCCTCTACGTGTTCTACTTCGTGATCCTGAGCCTGACGGTTGTGGCTCCGGTGATCGGGGTGTTCAACCCGGATGCCATGGCGTTGTTCTTCGAGAACGTAGGCAAGGGTTTCGCTGCCATTCCGGAAGATCTCTGGTTTACATTCACTGCAGGCTACTTAGGATATGCAGGCTTTAGGACAGTAGAAAAGACAAAGGGACTCTCCCGGTGAAAAACTGCTTGTGGTGTAACACCCCTTTTGAGCCAAGACGTAAGGATGCGTCTTGCTGCTCTCGTAAGTGCGCAAAAGCCCGATCAGCTCATCTATGGAGAGATGCAAACAGGGAAAAGCATAGGGAGTACAGCTCAAATTATTACCAAAAAAACCAAGAGGCCTGCTACAAGACAAGCAGGGAGTGGATCTCGGCTAACAGAGGGAAGGCGTCGTCTTACAAAAGAGCATGGGAGGCAAGAAACCCAGAAGCCAGTAAGAGGTGCAAACGGAATTGGGAACTCCTCAATCCAGCGGCAATGGCGAAGAAGGCTGCCACTAGAAGGGCAGCCAAACGGAACGCCTGCGTCGCTCGTGGCTCGGAATATCACGAGTTCTTCATGCAGGAAATTTACTTAACCAGACAGGCACTTTCTATAGCTACTGGAGTTGTTCATCATGTGGATCACATAGTGCCGCTGATTAGTAAACACGTCTGTGGGCTGCATGTACCCCTCAATCTTAGGGTGATTCCTTGGTATGAGAACCTGTCCAAAGGTAACCGCTTGATACAAGCGATGGGTGTAGCTGCGTAGCCTAATCAAGGAGTGGAACCGGTGAGAAAAACTCACAGAAAAAAGCCCCGGATCTCGGGGCTTTTCTTTGCCCATTTCGGGCCACTTTTCGGGCCAATTGGGTGTTTTTGAGGGCTGTTGAGGGGCCTGCAGCCCAGTAAATACGTTCAACAGACCTCAAAAAAACCCACCTAGAACTGCATGGTGATGTTGGCGGTAGAAATCAAGGTGCTCTATCTCGTGGGTTTCAGAGGGTTAGGTTTCGCTTCGGGCCAATTTCGGGGCAATTTTCAATTTCCCCATCTCGTTCCAGTCACCCTCACCATCGATCCAGCGTGCGTATCGAGAGAGGAGAATTTGTAACGAATGGCCGAGCTGTTTGGCGATGAAGGCAGGAGTCATTCCAGCCATCAGGCACATGGTTGCGTACGTGTGGCGCGCATTGTACGGAGGCCGGTAACGAATACCCAGCGCCTTCAGGGTTGGACGCCACTGATGGTGCAGGTCACTCGTCTGTTGGATGAACTGATGCCCCTTGCTGGGCGGGAAGCAGTGAGGGAATTCCTTGATCCTTCCCGATCCCTTGGCTCGCCGTTCGGCATACGCCTTGGCGAACTCCAGGGCATGCACAGCCCGGTCATTGAGCAGCACGTACCGATCCTTCTTGGTCTTGGTTCGGTCTTCCACTTCCTTGAGGGCAACTGTCCGACGAACCAGCACACGACGCTTCTCCAGCTCGACGGAATCCCACTGCAGTGCAGCGATCTCACCCAGGCGCATGCCTGTGTAGAAGGCGAACTCGAAGAAGGCAGCGTAGATACCACTTGGCCAGTGCTCGGTGGCATACAGCCTGTCGATGATCAGATCAGCCTCTTCCTGAGAGAACGGATCGATGGTCTTTTCCTTGGGACGGGGAATGTCCAGATCGACCATGGGGTTCTCGGCGATGAGCTTGTCGCTCACAGCCGATTCCAGGATGGTGCTCAGCTTGTTCATCGCATTGGCTTTGACGCCATCGGTGGTCCAGGGAATGCGTACCACCAGCTCACGCATGAATGCCGTGGTCAGGGCCGTGATCGGCGTGGTGGCCAGGTACTTCATCCACCAGTGGTTGAGCACTGACCGGTAGTTGACCCGTGTGCCCTCAGCCAGCTCACGGCTATCGAGCCAGACCTGAGCGTACTGACCGAAGGTGTAGCTGACGGCAGCCATGGAATTGGTGGAGTTGGGGAACAGCTCGGCATAGGCCTCGGGGGTGAGGGTGCCGTGCTTGGCCATCTGGACTACTTTATCTCGTAGACGGGATGCAGCCGTGATCCCCGCTTGCGTCGTGGGGTAGTCAAGGGTCTCGGAGCAGCGTTTTCCGTTCCAACTGAATCGGATACGGAGCGCACCGTAATGGAGTTCAACTCCTGTGGGCAGTGCCACTGGCTTTCTTGCCATGTTTCAAACCTCGATCGGCTGTAGTAAATGCGGCCATTCATGCGGTTCCAGACCCCTTCAGGGATCTGCTTCCTTGCTCTTCTGGCTTCCAGAGAGCGGTCGGTGGTGCCCAGAATTTCAGCCATCTGCTGCTCGGTTACCTTGTCGGGATACCATTCTGGGAGTTCCTTGATCTGCTTTTCTACGGACATGACGAATCCTTCCCCTGGTCGAGCCAGGGGAATGCAAGGATGTTGTGGGGGAGTGGGGTGTTACTGAATCAGTTCAGAGGGGATCTGAACGGTGTCACCGAGCTTGCTAGCAACGAGGCAGCGCATGGCGGCGATGAGTGGTGTGGGGCCGTAGGAGTGCTCGCTTCGGCCACGATTCATGCACGCACGCCAATCCGGAGAGGCGTCCTTGAATCGGCTGGCCTGCTCAGCGCTCAGGTTGCAGAACACCTCGATGCCGTGCTGCTCGATCAGCGGCCCGCCCTGGTTCCAGTCGGTGGATGGTGAGCGCCAGTACCGCCCAAGATGCTGGTCGTATCCCATCTGGCGAGGGCCAACTATGCATACGTCATATTGAGTCGCGGAAATTTTGCGTCTCAGCTGACCATCCTGTGGGCGGTCGCTTTCCCAACCTTCGGCAACCAGCACCACCCAGTCCAGCGCCGGCCCGATAAGCTCGGCGGTTTTCACTTCAACTTGGTTCATCGGATGCCTCCTTCGCAGCCATGGCGGCACGAACGCACCCCATATGCTCTCTATGGTGAGTCATGTACCCACATCCCTCGCATCGAATCTCTGCCATGCGTGCGACGTTTGCAACCATGCTCGGGAAGTCATCCCCTCCCACGATCTGCCGCACATCGGATAGATAACCCATAGCTGTGCGGTCATTCGCTTGCGACTCGGCCAGCTGGCCGCGCAGCGCCTCGATCTCGTCTCGCAGCCTATCCCGCTCGGCGGTCACGGCTGACAGGTCAGAACGCAGTTGCTCGACCAGTCGCTTTGAATGCCGAGCGATCTCGAAGCCCTCAGGGTCTTCTGGCTTGGCGAGGATGGCGCGAAGTTCTGCCCACGCCCTGTCTAGTCGATCTGATGCGTCCAACGTAAATGACGCAGACCCTTCGCGCCCCATATCAGCATCAGCGCGCATGAGCCGCTCCAGCAGATCCCGATCAACCAATACCTTACTCATGGCTTTCTCCTTGGGCTGATAGGGCGGCGCGGATGGCGTCACGGTCGGCGGTGACTTCGTTTCGCCCGCACGAATGGCCTGACTCGCACTCGCAGCAATTCAGCTCAAGCCAGTCAGTCAAGCGGCGCTCGATTCGCTCCAGGCGTGTGCGGGGAAGGGATAGCCCACTCGGCTCCGGCTGCGGGGCGGTCTGCTCTACCCGCGCAATCAACTTCTCGATCACCTCGCGCGCCAGCCCACCGATACCGTGCGGTGCGAGTGATCCCTTTTCATCTAGTGCAAGCAGCGCTTTTGCGCTCTTGATTAGTGTGTCACTGGTCGTGCCCTGCGGGGCGGTCTGCGCGATGGGGGCGGCGTAGATCTCGCGCACCGGCCAGCCTTTGGCGCGCCAACGGTCGGCAACTACCTGGTCGTATGTCGTTGCGGACTTGTCGGTCAGGTAGTCCTCGGTGACCCAGCCGAAGGGCTGCTGCTCGGCCTGCGCCGGGGCTGGCTCGGCCTGCTGGGATAGGGCGGTGTCAATACTCGCCGCCAGCTTTGGATACCCTACTTCCCTGACGATCATGCGGCAGTCACGCAGTAGCTCACGAAGCCTTTTATTTTCCTGTTCCGATGTCATCTCACACCTCGATGGGTTTACGAACTTTTTGCCACCCTCTGCAATTGGCGCATTGCAGCAGTTCGGTGGATTGGTAGAACACGGCTCCGGTGCCTTGCAGCTTGTGGTCGCAACGGCAGAGCTTGGGTTGGGTTTCCTGAGAGAAGACCTTTACCTGCTCGATGAATCGGGTGAATTCTTCGCCCTGGTAGGCTTCCTCAACCTTCAGGTACAGATCTTCGAGCGAACCGTTGTTCTCGATGGTCTTCAGTGGCCAGCGACCCCAGTCAGCTGTTTCGCTGCTGTGCGGATTGACCTGCTCCGAGGTGTTACGAGACACGAACCAGAGTTCGCCACCGTGCTTGAGGATCATGTTCGCCTCGTTGTAGAAGCGAACGTCGCTGATCACCAGCGGAAGGTTGAACTCCACGGCGTTCTTGACCTTCTGCTCGGCCAACATCACCCAGAGTTCCGGATGCACCTGGTTCCGGCCCCATTCAGTCCCGAGGGTCTGCATGAGTTGACGGGGTGACTTGCCGAGCCAGTCGATCGGTTTCTCACGATCACCGTCACGGAACAGGTCACCAAAGGCGACTTCCAGCATCTCCTTCACGGGGTCAGCGAAGGCGATGTGGGCGAACATGTGGCGTCTGGCCAGGTAGCCGGCCACGGTGTCTTTGCCACTACGGGCACGGCCAATCAAGCCGATGAGTTTCATGGATTGCTCCTGAGGGGAAAGTCCGCGTCCTTGCGGAGAGTGATCAGGCTGCGGAGAGAATCTGCTTCTCTTCAGCCTCGGTAACACCCAGAGCCGACCAGCTCTTCTTGGCTGCCTTCTTGATCGAGACGATGTTGGAGGCATTGGTCTTGATGCCGGCAGTGATCAGGGCACGGATGCGCTCACGGGGAGTGCCAGTGGCGACCGGTGCAGCTTTCTTGGCTTTGGCTGCAGGGACGACGGCTTCAACACCGTTGGCGATGGCAGTGATGCTGGCCACCTGGCTTTCGGAGATACCCAGCTTGTCCCAGCTGACCTTGGCGGCCTTCTTGAATGCTAGGAGTTCCTTGGCCTTCTGGATCTGCACCTTGCCGGTCTTGCCTTCCAGCACAGCCTTGAGCAGGGTTTCCGCTTGCTGCTGACGACCCGACTTGCGCTCGGTGACCACTTGCTTGGCTACCTTGGCTGCGTCGACGCTGGTGCCTTCCTTGGCAACTTCCGGCAGCTCGTCGAGCGAGACAGCCTGCGTGGTCTCTTCCATGACCACTTCGGTGGCTTCAGCAACTGGGGTGATGATCAGTCCACCCCCGTACTGCTCGGTGATTTCCACGGTCTCCAACACACCGACGTGGTTGCCTGCAGCTGCGTTGCCCAGCAGCACGGTGTCCTTCATCGGACGGTTGCTGCACACCAGGTCGGCGTCTTCCTTCGAGAGCTGAGCAATGATGTGGTAGCCCTTGGCACGCAGCTTCCGTGGATCACGATGAGGCACAGCGATCACGTCTTCCGGTGCCAGCTTGGCCAGCACACAGACGTTGCCACTGAAGCTGCTCAGGTAATCCCGGCGAGCCACATGCAGGCCGTTGGAACACTCGGTGTGGCGATCCGGATCAACCAGGTCCTCGCTCATGAAGACCTTGCTGCCGACCTTCTGCTTGACGTTCTTGGAGTGGCAGTCGACGAACACGCCTTCTTCGTTGGTGGACTGCAGACGCTTGTACACCAGCACGGTGCCGTCGTCAGCGATCGGCAGTTCGCCTTTCTCCATGAAGGTCAGCAGATCCTGTACCGAGTGACGCCGCTGGACCTTGGAGACGCGCTCGAAGAAGTTCTTCACGCCTTCGGCACTGCCCAGCTTGCTGGCTACCGCCTGGATCTGCACATCGATCTTCTCGATGCCTGGGATGATTCCACCGGAGGAGGTCACAGCCACCACGGTCTCATCTTCACCCAGCGGAGCGTGGAACTCCGGAGAGCTGACCGGTGTGGCATTGGCCATGATCTCGGCCACAGCAGCCTGGCTGGCCGTCTGCGGTGCAGCAGCTTGAGCCACGTCACCGACTGCGATCGGAGCAACCGGTGCAGCCGAATCCAGATCAGCGAACTTGCTGAACATGTCCTCGATGGTGTTCTTGAACATGCGGAAGAACTGCACGAAGCCCCCCATACCGGCTTGGGCTTCGTTGTAGTGGTTGCTGATGGCGAGATCTTCGGCGGTCAGGTCGCAGAATTTGTCTGCTTCCAGTGCCGGGATCACTTTGTCCACCAGGGGACGGATACGGCTGTCGCCCTGGGGAACCAGGATGGTGGTGCCATCCTGTTTGTAGAGGGTAAGTCGCTGGGTATCGACTACGGCAGCGATGATACGAATAACTTCAGACATGATTGTTCCTTTACTTCAGAAGGTTGCGAACGAGGGTGTAAGGAATTTCACACTCGGCACTGCCTGGAGTGACTTCTTCCATCGCGTTGGCCAAGTGATTGAGATCGATGAAGTCCGCCCAAGGCGAGGTCTCCATCTTTTCTTTGCATGTCTTGAGCAACGGGTGCTCCTTGACATGTTGTGTCGCTTCCTTGCACTTCTCGAAGCTGCTCAGTACTTGTTCCATGTTGCGGCAGATCTTCATCAGAACAGCGTTTTCCGGGGAGATATGGAAACGCAGTCCCATGGATTTCATCAGCTCTTCATGGAAGCAAGCATTGAACAGAATCTTGTGTGTGTCGTAGTACCGGGGTTGCAAGTGTCCTGCGAATGCAGCAAAACGCTTGATATCCTGAGAAGTTGACAGCTTCTCATCGGCATACTTGGTGAGGAACTTGGTCACGTTCTCGATCCCTTGTTCTTTGAGTTTATTGGCTTGTGTGTTGGTGACAACAGCAATCCGATCGCCCCACTGTTGCTGAATGAGGCGGGAAGTAGCTGCATCGAATCTCTCCACTTTGGTGGAATTATCTCCGTTAGGGCGAAGAATGACCCACGCAATAGGATCTTCCACCAATGTTTCATCGGTGAAGTTCTCCCGAGCATGTGAAAGCAGGAATTTCCTGTTCACGTTGTTGTAACTGTGAGTCAGCGACAAGTAGCCATCTTTCTTCTTACGACGCATCGGCTCTTTCTTCGGCAGAGTTGGGTCGCGTACTACACGTACCCGCTCAGGAAGATGAACTTCAACGGCATAACCCTGTTGCTTCAGGAATGTGTTGATCAGTTCCTTGGTTTCCTCGGACTTCTTGTTGTAACCAACATACATCACCAGATAAGTCCGGAAGCGAGTAGCTGGAGTTTTTTGGAAATACTCGTTTGCCTGCTTCTGGTTGCGGGTGATCAGTGCATGCTTGTTCAGCATCACTGTTATGTCGCGTCGCTCTTCGAAAGCAGCCACATAAGTGGGGCAGAAGTAACTGTAGTTCCAGCTACCATTGTTCAGGTATATCTGGAACTTCAGCTCCCCCAACTCCGGGGCTGCGCTCAACGCCTGCTTGAGGGGATAGTCGAGGTAACGGCTCACCAGGCTTCTGCCTGCTTTCCGGTTATGCCAGCGACCCAGATCCAAACCGTTCAGGCGCAGCAGTGCTTTAGCCATTGGCTTGAACACTTCACCTCGACGTACCAGCTCTTCCAGCATGCGTATTTGCATCAGCTCACTAGGGATACGAGACCCCAGATGCCGTGCCGCTACCTGCATGGATGCCTGTTTGATCGTCGTGGAGAAGCGACCGACGACTGTTTCTTTGGCAATAGCAGGGGAGCAGTCAAGGCGCTCTTTAGCGGTGTACCAGGTACGCAAAGTGGCTGTTTCTGCCTCACGAACCTGTGTGTTCAGCCTGGCGTAACAGAGCTGCCGTACCACTTTCTCGCTGGATTCACGCCCTTTGAAGTCGTAGTTATCCAACAGACTCTTGACCGTGTTCACCGTGGCATCGGTCAGAATGATCGCTTCCCGGTTGGGGGCAATCGAGATGCTGTCTGGTGGAGCCATGAAGGTGATCGTGGCGTTGCTCCACAGACGCCGCAGGTCGTTGACGATGTAGTGGTACTGGGTGCCGTACTCATCGCGATAGGGCACCGGGTACACCACATTGCCGTAACGCAGGTTGATCTCCTGGCCAACGGTTCCCCGGAAGTCGGTGATCGCGTAGCCGGTCGGGCTGGTCGACAGGGGCAGGGTGACCAGAGGGTCTGCACCATTGATGCTGGCCTGGATCTCGCCCAGGATCAGCACCTCACGGATCAGCTTCAGGAACTCCTGCTGGTCCTGAGCCTGGATACCGAACGACACGGCAATGCCGGTCTCATCGGTCGGCAAGGACATGATCTTGTTGATCGAGGGCTTACCGCCTTTCTCCATCGAGGACTTGGAGACTCGGTAAATGGTCTTCACGCCCAGGTGGTGAGAGGCCACCTCGAAGTTGTCGGTGTAGGCGAACGGAGCCTTGCTGCCCAGACCAAAACCACCGGTCGACTTGGAGTCGCCACGCTTGGTGGAATTGCCGTAGACCCCGTAGATCGGGCCGATCTCGGCATGAGCAATACCGAAGCCGAAGTCACGCACGGTCAGTTGTGTGCCGGTGAGGGTGATCTGCAGCGGGGTATTGGTCTTGCCTGCAGCGATGTGAGCATCCCAGCCGTTACAGATGATCTCGCGCACCACAGCCAGCTTAGGGTGGGTGTACAGGGTGGAGGACAGGATGTGCATCAGGGCTGCGTCATCGCTTACGCCCATTTCCACGGTTTCCTGGTTGCCTATCACGGCGTGCGTGATGAAATCGTCTTGTTGGGAGACCTGCATGATCTTTCCTTTGGCTGAAATGAAAAAACCCGCACTAGGCGGGTTTTGGGGGTTGTTTAAGGTCAAGTTGCGATGCGTTGAAACAGCTAAGCGGTTGTTTAGACACAAGCCTCCTGGATGGCCACCTGAGCCAGACGTGCTGCACGCGCTGTGAGCAGTTTGGATAAGGCATGGGTGTATTCATCCAGGTCAAGAGCGCCCCGCTCATAGAGCATGAACAGGTCTTCTTGAGTTGATTTGCAGCGGACACGCACTTCGTACGCATCCTTGGAACGCTTGATCAATAACAACTTGGCGTTGAGCCATGTTTGAGCGAATTCATAAGTGAAGGTCATATGAACTCCATGCAATAAAAAACGCCCCGAAGGGCGTTTGTCATTTCCTTGGGTTACGGGCCAGGTGAATCACCGGGCTTGGGTAACGTGATGCGGTAACGCTTGGACAGTGCAGTTTCAATTCCCTGGAATGCGCGACCACCGATGTGTGCAGCCAAAGCCACCATGATAGGCAGAGTTGCCCATTCTGGCAGTTGGGGTGCAAGTACGGGGTAGGCATCCGCCATGAGATAGCCGGCCAGAACAGCCGCAGAGAATTCACTGAGTATCCAGAGTTTAGAGGAGGGGTATCCTCTGGCGATGCGTTGAGCAATCGAGATGAAACCGCTGATGAGACTGATTGCAAGTGCCCATACGAGCGCATACAGATCGGGTTGGTTGCGCCAAGGCATATGGGAACCTCTGCAGTTGGATGGTTGGATTGAATTCTAAATGGGGTGGTGTAACTCCCCAAATCGCATTACTTGAATAGCCGGCGTTTGTAGCGCCTCAAGTTGCGTCGAATCATCCGATCCATTGTCACTGCAATGGCAATGGCTACTTCCCGGTCGTGTGTAACAGTCCCTCCAGGAAGAACCCAGGCAATTCCCGTCTTGGTCATTACAGCTGGAACTTCACCGGAACCTACGATGATGTTGTCGGTTTCGTACTGCAGAAGTTGTTGCATGGTTGATCTCCAGAATTAACTGGAGCGCATATTACAACAACTTAGTTAATTACAACTTCCTATAATTACGCTGCAATAATCTGGCTTTCCTCTCGGGCCCAGACACCCACGTAGTCGATGCCTTTGGACTTATCGAGCCAGGCTTCCAGCTCTTGCTCAGTCCAGCGAGTGTCCACCCACACTTGCGAGTAGCCCCGGTCTTCGCGGTAAGCACCTGCGTGGTGAATGGAATAGGTGGATTTCAAACCACCGAGGCGATGCACCAAGACGCTGGCGCAGTGGGTTTCCACGTCGATGCCGAAGCGATTGATCTTGGTTTTCTGAGGAACTTGATAAGCCATCAGGCCACCTCCTGTTCCATGGATTGAAAGGCAAGGTCGTCCAGGTGTTGTTTAAACGCCTGGAACAACCGGTCTTCGGTCTGAGCGGTCAGATGGTCATCCAACCAGCGTGCCGGGTAGCCACGACGATCCAGCAGCCGGAACTCGAATTCCCCTGGTTGAGGGGGTTCGGTAAAGCTCCCCGGCAAGGCTGGCTCGTAGTGGGTGACCTCGCACTGGCAAGGGATGCCATTGATGCGAGTGGGGAAGATCATGGCTCCGGGCTGAACTCCAGCTGGTAGCTGCCGACCTTGTTGCCCTCGCGGTCGTGCAACGGGCCATCGAGACGACCCATCTGGATCATCGAAGCGGTCATGCGCAGGATGCGGGCCACTTCTTCACGCGGATCGGGATCGAAAGCACTGGCCATCTCATCGATGACCAAGGTGAGTTTGCGCATACAGGACTCCTCAAAAGTCAGGTGTGTGAACGACGGAGTGCCCGTCCTTTTCAGCCAGCATGACGCTGACCATGTGCTGCTTGGATTTAGGCACCTTGAATGCAGCAATGGCTTGTTGTTTGGCATCCCATAAATCCTTGGCGTAAATCTCGATTTGCTTGCTTCCGAAGAAGGCGATGTATCCGTTCATTGCTCAGCCCCTCTCAAAATCGAGAGACCAGCGACCTACCTTGTTGCCATTGCTATCCCGGCAGTACCCGCTGGTGTGATGTTGCTCGATTTTGTCTGCCACCCTGCGAAGTACTTCAGCTACTTCACACTCAGGACGGTCTTCAAAGGCGGCGTTGGATACGTTATCGATTTCCAGTTGAAGCCCCATGGTTTTCTCCATAAATGAAAAACCCCTCCGAAGAGGGGTTTGGTTAGTGGTACTTAACGTAGTTACCAACCGGAGAAGGGCCTGAGCACTCCTCCCAGTTGTTCTCCTTGCACCAATCGAATAACTCGACGCAGCCTGGCATAACAGGTGAAGCAAGCACGTAGCCAGTTTCATCTTTTGATGAGTACAAGAACGTGCCTACCGTACCGTCAGGCGCTGTGCATTGGATTGCCAGATAGGCTTTCTTCATGCAGCCTCCTTGTGGGATTCCAACTCCCCCAGCGCCTTTTCACATACCTCGCGGATCTGCTCAGGCGTGGCGTCGTTGGGTAGGGTGATTGGGTGTGCCCAGTCCGGGTAGAACAGGTCCAGTGCCGCACCGAGTTTCACGGTGTCGTGCTGGATCTCCGGCAGCTCCTGCCACTGCATCGACTTGATCAGTTCCCGGTTGGCCCAGGTGACCACATCGATCCGATCGCGGATGAGCAGGTAGATGGCGTCATGGATCAACGCCACCGGCAGCACGTCATAACGGAACGGGGAGTTCCAGACCTTCTGCATGAACTCGACTGCTGCCCGGTTGTTCAGCAAGCCGTAGGACTGACCCAGGGCGTTACCTGCGGTACGGCCTTCTGCTGCTGCCTCGTAGGGCATCTTCGAGCCTTTCCAGATCACCTGCTTGAGCAACGGGGTGCGTACCCGCAGTCCGAATGCCACCTCGACGTAACCGTCTTTGGCAGCCTGCTCCAGCCGTTTGGCCACGTACTCATCCGACACCTTGTAGAGGTCGTGGTAGTTGGCCTCGATCACCTTGGCCTTGTCCTCCGGCCAGCCCAGGTTGCTCATCATCCCGTGGTAGGTGCCACCGTAGGTGAGCAGGAAGGTCGGAGCCTTGGAGTCCTGGCGCAGATCCGGTGCCAGCTTCTTGATGGAGTTCACCGACGCTGGATCATCCAGTGCGATGCGGATGCCACGAGCCAGGAGGTCTTCCTGGAAGTAGTAGGCCGCCCGTAGACAGTGACCGTCGAAGCCCTTGATGTAGACGTTGAGCTTGTTCGGGTCCTTGGTCGTCAGGGCACTGATGTAGTCCTCCAGCGAGTTGAAGTCAGCCCCCGCGAAGATCCAGCCCTTGGGTGCCGAGAAGCAGCCCTTGATCAGCTTGCCGAACGTCGACCCCGATGGGATCTGTTGCATGTTCGGTTTGCTGGAGCTGAGGCGTCCGGAGACCGTACCACCCAGGTTGTAGCCGCCGTGCAGCCAGATCTTGCCGTCACCCTTGTCCAGTGCTTTTTCAAACGCCGGGATGAATGCCGACAGGATCTTGGTGACCCCGATGTACTCGACCATGGCCTGCAGGAAGGCTTTGTCCTCTGGTTTGCTGGCATGGTTGACCAGCTTCTCCAGGGTGTCACCGCCGGTAGCCGGTTGCTTGGTGTCTGTCAGGTCTAGGACCGGAAGGCCCATCTCCTGATACAGCAGTCGTTGCAGCTGCGGTCCTGAGTTGGGGTTGAACACCGACTTGGGGAAGAAGGTGCGGTCCTTGGGGAAGATCTTGTCGGGGTTCTTCGCCTTGTTACGGCGATCCTCGAAGTCCTTCTCCCAGGCCTCGTGGGTCATCTTTGCTTCCAGTGGAGCGATGAGCGGATGGCCCATGATCACCTTGAGGTAACTGGCTTCCAGTCGCTCCAGTTCGGCTTTCGCTTCCTGTACCCGCGACCGCTCCATCGGCATGCCGGTCAATTCCATCTGGATGATAACCTTCAGGCTCGGCAGCATCAGTGTGTGATACAGCTCCTCCTGCCGGTCGGCCACCATGATGGGGTAGTACTTGGCCTTGACGTAGTTGGTCGACAGACAGTCCACCAGGTTGTACTGCAGCAGCTTGGCTGGCTCGATGGCCAGGACGTTGTTGATCTCTTCCACCGCCCAGTTGCCGGCGAACTCATGAGCCAGTGCCTTCAGGCCCAGCACGTTACCGGCTGTACTGTTGGTGGCCAGGTAGGCAATGACCTTGGTGTCGTCGAACGATCGGGTGAGGATATCCAGCCCCAGCAGCAGGCCTTTCTGATCCAGCGGGTCTTTCATCCACAGTTCATAGATGATTGATCGCAGGTCATAAGAGGCGTTGTGCCAGGTCAACTTACCATTGTAGCTGGTAAGGAACTTGAGCAGCAGTTGCTTGACTGGCTTGTTGTCCCTACGTTCACCAAAGGGAGCTGACGTAGCGCCCGCGATCGGCTTGTAGTCGACCAGGAACGAGACACCGTTGTGCTGGTCCCAGGCGAAGCCCATCGAGGCAATACCGGCTTCGTTGAAAGCCAGTCCGAAGGCCTCGATATCTGCCGATAGCTCAGGGTACTGATGGAGCGAGTCGAGAGCGGCTGCAATGTCGTCATAGGTGGATGGGTACTGGGCCGAGTGGATGATGTTGTGGCCCAGCGGTTGGTAGCTGCCTTGCACGGCATCGGCGAGGGTCTGCAACGACATGTCCAGCTTCTGGTACAACTCGGGGTTGTAGACCAGCTGCTGATAGTTCAGGCCCAACACCACCTGCATGTGCTCGAATCCCTGGATTTTGCAGGGCAGCACATAGCCGTAGTGAGGTTCGGCCTTGGACATTTTGGTCAGTGTCTTGAAGTACGCTGCATCGGTGCAGAACAGGTACTTCACACCCAGGCTGTTCAGCGCGACTAGCAGCTTGTCGAGGTAGTCCTTGATAAAGGCTACCGGGACCTTGCCGGCCTCGTTGTATTCCAGGGTGAAGCCGATCATGCGGTTGGGGGCTACACCGAGCTTTTGCAACGGCTCGATGTAGTGGTTACGCATAGCCATCTCGTTGAAGGCTGCCGCCTTTGTCAGCACGGCAACCTCATAACGCTCGGCCTGCTCGAAGATCAGGTGGCGCATAGCGTCTCCTACAGCAGCAGGTTCAGCACCTGTCGCTGTTTCATCAGGTCAATCGAAAGCTGGTTCTTTTCCCTGATTGCCTGAATGTCTTCTTCTGTCAGTTTGACCGTTCGACAAGGGCAGCTTGCCTGCATGGCTCGGATGGGTCCGTGGATCGACTCCGGCAACAGGCGCAGGTAGTCCTCGAAGGTGTTCGAGGCGTTCAGCACCTGGTTGACGAAGCCCATGACGAACGGGACTTCGTTGTCGTTCAGCCGTTTGACTTCAGCCAGATAGGCCTCCATCTGCGGCTGCAGGCTTGGAACCAGCCGGTTCATCTTGCGGGGCATCGTTGCCTTGGCGTCGATCACGTAGATCTGGCCACGGTAGGTAAACGATTCGTGAGGGCTGCGCAGAATCCGGGAGTTGTCCCGAATGATCTGCTGCAGCTTGTGGTTGTAGGACCGTTTCACAGGCTCGTAGAGGTGGTTGTAAATCGCATCCTTGAGATGCTGCTTGGTCCGAGGATCATGCAGGACTTCATCCATTACACGAGATCTCCCGTGAAGACCACCTGCTCGCTGGCACGGCTCGTCCCGACGTACATCAGGCGTGCGATCTGGCTGCCCAGGGTGCATTTCTTGATGTCGTCGAGGTCGATGAATACCTTGCGGAACGTGCTGCCCTGGCTCTTGTTGATGGTGCAGGAGAAGGCAGCTCGCAGGTCGATCCAGTTGTTGTTGATTTCGTACAGCACCGTGGCATTGCCTTCGGCTTCTGCCTGTCGGATCAGTGCCTTCTTCTCGGTCAGGGAGTCGGGCATGAACTTCTCGACGGCGTTGTCCACCGTGAAGTATTTGCCTGCCAGGCCATGCTCATACGAGGGTTCGCTGATATCGGTGATCTGCACCAGCTGATCGGTCTTGATGCTGTAGCCCTTTCTCCCAACGACGAAGGAGTTGCACACGGCGTAGTCACCGATCTGGAAGTCAGGATCTCCCTGCACGTACTCACGGATGCCTCGGTTGTAGGCCACCACGCACTTGTTGGTCCAAGCCAGGACCTTGGAGTCGTGGTAGTGCCAGTCAGGGCGTCCGAACTCGGCCAGGATGGCCTGATCGAAGTCCTCCCGCTTCAGGTGTTGGATGAAGTGACCATCCGGCTGGAAGCTGAAGAACTCGCCCGAGGAGACCGTCTCGCGGAACTTGGTGGACAGCTCGATGATCGGGTTGCCCTCGGCCTGGCGAACCACCTTGGACAGGTGAGCGCCCTCGAAGCCACGGTGAAAGACCGGAGGCACATCACAGCCCACGTTGAGCAGCTGGGCCGGATCGCCGATGAAGACGATCTTGCAGCGTTCGGTGCGCTTGAAGATGTGCCGCAGCAGTGGTTCGTCGACGAAGCTGGCTTCATCCACGAACAGCACGGTGTCACGGACGATATCGGCACCCTGACGTACCACCAGCGTGCTCTTGTTGGTGCTGTAGTCGGTATGCACACGCAGCCCCAGGGCCGAGTGAATGGTGACCACCTCCCGGTGGGTGATGAACCGAAGCGCCTCACAGGCCTTGTTGGTCGTCGCCGTGAGCTTCACGTCGAAGGCGGGGTAGGTGGGGTTGATCAAGTGGGCCATCTTGAAGAGGTTGTCGATCTCCCCCAGCAGTGTGCGAACCAGAGTGCTCTTGCCGGTGCCGCTATACCCTGCCAGGACAAACACAGACTTACTTGGGTCCAACAGAAAACTGGAAAAGGCCTCATAGCCTGCTTGTTGATCAGGTGACAGGGTAAGTGCGTTCATGGCTTTCCTTAGGCTGCTTGAGTAAGTTCCAGGGAAGGGACTTCGCTGAGAGGTACACCCATTAACTGAGCCACCTTGTAGCGGAGGTATTCATTCTCTGAAACTACTTTAATATCGATAGTTGATGAATCCAGCCCTTTAACTACAGGAGGGCTGGAAAAAGGGGTTTCTACCTGTTCAGCTTTTTCAAGACTTCCAATAAAGACCATTCCATCTTTATAGGGAAGAAGTATGTTGGTGTTGTAGCCAAGGTTGATTTGCAAGTAGTTACTTGCTCTTCCCTTTTCTGCCTTGATCTTTTGCAGTGCTTCTCGGAGTTCCACGAGACACCTCAGATGTTGTAGTGGATTACTTTCCCGTAGGGTGCGGTGAACTTCTTGTTATTGTGGATGACCCACAATACCGGGCATTTAGGTGCAGGCATTACATGTCTGAACTCGCCGTCACTGAATAACAAGAGTGCAACTGGTTTGTTGTCTCTTGCCCACTGGATTACTTCTGAAACATTCGTACCACCACGTCCGTGGAACGTGACCTGTTGCAAGTCAGATACACTCTTGAGTACATCCTTTTTGTGGATACGTGTATCAAACTGCAGCAAGGTTATTTGCGATGGCTTCAACTTCTTCATGATTCCATTTACTTCACTGATGAAGCGATGGAAGTCTGAGTCGCTGACCGAGCCAGAAGTATCAACAGCAATGGCTATTTCGCCGAGGGTAATGCCATAGAGAGTTGGGAGAATGTGTTCAGGCATGAAACGGCGATTGGGCCGTTTCCAGGTGTAGTCCGTCTTGGCGAACTGATTGAAGAACTTCCGCAGTAACTTGTCCCACGGAAGAATCGGGTTGAGGTATTCATCCAGGAAGATCTGGATATCACCCGGAATGGTGCCTGGCTTGTCACCGCTCATGGCTGACTGCGTAGCGGCACGCATGATGATATCGGTGATGTGCTGCTCGGCCTGTTTCTGCTGCTCAGGGGATTGAGGGCCTGGCGGCAGATCCTGCATGCGAGGCTGACCTGGATTGTCAGGCAGCAGGTCGTACACCTGAAGGGTGCTCATGCCCTTGAACTGAGGATCTTTGAGAACCCAATCAGGCATCTTGAAGCCACGCTCCAGCAGCATCAGGTTGATGACATGATCGCCAGCGATGTTCCACTTGTCTGGGCAACGATCACCACGACGCACGGTGTGCATTAAGGCAGGGTGCATGCACTCATGCACCAGCACGAAGATCCGCTCTTCTTCGGAGAGCGAGAGGAAGAATTGGGGGTTGATGCCGATGGTTGTGTCGTTCACATACGCAGTCGGCTGAGTATCGTCAAAGACAATACGGAACGAAAAACAGAGGGTGGTAAAGAAAGCACTATCAGGCTTACTCATAAGGCCGATCTTGGCTTTGTCGAGAGCCTTATTGGCATCTTGCAATGACATGGTGAACTTCCTTTGAAGTTGATAGTTACAACTAACCGGACAATAAAAGTCCAACTTGCAGGCGTAACTATCCTGCAAATTGAACTTCTAAAGTGTGCTGGGGTTACTTACGATTCCGACGAATCTCGGAACACTTCCTGTGACTGATAGGGGAACTTCCCCCTCGGTGCCTTCCGCAAATATCGCAAGTGCTTCGCAATGTATCTTCCAGTGATTTGCTTCGCAAAGTACTGGGTTTCCATTGCGCCTTACTACTCACTGACAACTTCCGGTTTTTTCTTGTTCTTGATGTTATCCCGTTGGATCTCAATTTCTTTCGGGGCATCAATACCAATACGGGTTTGACCGTTCTGGGTGCCAAGAATACGGACAACAATGTTGTCACCAATGTGGACTGCTTCACCTGCCTTGCGGGTAATTACGAGCATTACGACTTCCTTACTGCTACTACTTGGTTGGGTTGAGTGTTTTGCACTTCGGCATCGCTATTCCATCTGATTATTCAGCGGAACAGTCGTTATGTGTTAAGAACCAACTGTGTTGTATTACCAGCGATCAGCTGTCTGGCTCGGTAAATCTTTCCGTACTCGACCTGGTTGTCCCAGGACGGCGGATTGACAGCCTCGTTGTGCCGCTTCAGAAGATCCTTCACGGCATCCAGCGAGTTGTGTTCTTCAATGACCTTTCCCAGGACCGAGGGGTGGATGTAGTAATCACTTCCACTGACGGTCTTGAGTGTGAGGTCACCGGTTTCAGTGAAACGACAGTACTGCACCCCCTCTTCATATTCGGAGCCTTCGTCCCAGTCCATGTTGTAGGGGATGCCGGCTGACTGCAGCTCCTTTATGCAGCACAGCTCTCCGTAGTTCACTTCTTCGAAACCCATGTAGTGAACTTCGTCGTTAAGGATGTTCTCCTCGTTGGGTTCCCCGTCATGCTTGATGGCGATCTCCTTGGCCTGCTCGAACAACTCGGCAGGCACATAGAGGTACACGTAAGTACGGTCGCCCATGTCAGCTCCTTTTCTCGCGGATCGGAACCAGGGCACGAGTCAGATCCATACTGGATCGCTTGAGTGCTCCAGACTCCTTGGGGTTGTTGTGGCTGTAGCCCCGTGAAATCAGCTGCTTGGCTTGAAGTTCTCGTTCGGCGTGCAACCAGGTTTCAGCCCGTGCAAGGAAGCGCTTGGCTTCCTCGACGGCTTCCTCGACACGCTGGATGTTCATCAGAACAACTCCTTCGCGTTCTTGGTGATCCACGCCTGAACGGACTTGTGGTTCATCAGCTCAGGGCTGCGACGCACCATCTCGCGCAGGGTGACGACCTGGAACTCGATCGGCAGACGCAGCACGAAGTCCATCAACGGACCTGTGTTTTCGTTGTTGGCGTTGTGGGCGATCGAACCGGTCAGGGCGAACAGGATGCTGGGTTCCTGAGGCACCGGCAGGGTGGTGGCCTGCTCCATCATCTGGTTCAGGGTAGGCAGCCTGGAGTAGATCTCGGTGAAGGTACGGAACTCGCGTGCCACGCCTTCGGAGATCGTGCCAGCCAGCAGGGGAATGTCCTCGATACCGATCTCTTTGTCCTTGACCAGACGGTTGACGAACTCCCAGGTACGGGGGCTGGCGTAGGTACAGTCGGTGTGATCCGGACTGAAGGTGTACAACATGCCTGGCTTGAACTTGATGAAGCTGGTGATGCGGTGGTCGATACCATTCTTCATGGCCCAGCCTTCACACCAGTCGATGTGATCCACCGTGACTTCCATGTGAACCAAGCGAGATTCCAGAGCCGTGCTCATCTCTTCGACGATGGCTCCGTCTGTCTCCAGGTTGCCTGCACAGACGATGGCAACCTTCTTGTGCAGACGGTGAGTGCCGACCATGCGATCCAGCACGAGCTTGTAACTTGCCGCTTGAACGGCACGCGGCGCACTGGTGAACTCATCGAGAAATAAAAGCCATCCGTTGTAGCCTTTTGGAACCTCGTCACCCTCTACGGGAAAGGTTTCCATGGGGAAGTACCTGCCTCGGCCACCTTCGGTGCTTGGAAATCCAAGAATGTCTGTCGGGTCGCACTGAGCCAATCGCAGGTCGATGACTTTGAGTCCGTATTCTTTGGCGATCTGGTGAACGATGGAGGACTTGCCCACGGCAGGGCTGCCCTTGACGATCGGGACCAGGCCGACCTTGATGCACTGCACGATCATGTCGTGTGCTTGGGATAGTTTTACCTTCATGGATCAATTCCTTTGTTGGGTGTGCGCGACCTGCTCGGTCTCGACGGTTTTACATTCGTAGCGAATGAATTGATTGGGCAGGACGCTGGCTTCGGCCAGATCGCGCTCGGCGGTGCAGTAGACGGGTGCTGCTGCACCGGTCCAACGCTTCTCCTGCCAGACGGAACAGTTATCCATGGCAGGGGAAGTGCAGAGGTAAACCAGGAGGATGGTGATGCTCACGGAAGTGCCTCCATCAGGGCTTCAGAGACAGCCTCCTTGTAGGCAGACATGATCTCGTTACGGCCCCAGCCAGTTTTGTTCTGGAGCTTGGCCTGGAATAGTTCTTCGATGCGGAGAAGTAGTTGTTTGGTGTTCATGTATCTCTTCCTGGATCAATGAAGCGTCATGGTTTTCTGGAAGGTCACCTTATCGAGGATGCGGCTGATGGCTTTAAGCGCTTGTTGATTACTCATTGGATTCTTCCTTGGGCGTGAGCAGCTGTTGTAGCTGCATGAAGTTGTCGAGGAATTTGCTAGGGGACAGAGAGTCGATGAGGGCCTGGGCATCTGCTTCGGCTTTCCTCACTGCAGCCTTAGAGATGTAAGAACGAAAGGCTTCTTTGTAAGCACTAGCGAAGCTCTTACTTAACTGAGCTGTTTCCGTTTTGTTGAGTTCGGGCAAGGGGATCTTGGCAAACCACTCGTGCAGGATTTGTTCCTGGGTTTTCTTGAGATAATCGCCAATCACAGAGTTGCCACTACGGCCATTACAATGATCAAGTTCCCAGCGGTCTCCCCGGCGAGAGGTAAAGCCGAGTAACTTCAGGACAACTTCCTTGGAAGAGTTATCCAGGCTCTTATGAACCTTCTCACGAATGGCTTCAGGAGTATTAGCTGCATGCCAACTCTCCAAAGCGGAGTTGATAACCTCTACCAGGTCTTCTTGGGTATTCATTACTACTCCCTTACGCCGCTTTACTGCGATTGAGTTCTGCCAACAATGTGTTGTTGAACATCATCAGCAGGCTGAACATCTTGTTGCGATCGGTAACTGGAACTTGTGACTCGATGTAAGTAATTGCATCAGTCACGGAGTCCATAGTGGGATACAGACTCATGTGTTCTGGGGCAGACTTTTTGCCTTCAATTGCTTTCAACATGTTGTTCTTCCTTGGGTTGTAGAGAGAGCAGCCAGTTACCAATGGAAGTACGCGAGAACAAGGTGATGAGTCTGTCTTGTTCCAATCCTTCCAGGTAACGCTGGACATTGGGGAAAGTAACTGCCGGCAAGTTGAGTGCTTCTTCCAACTTGGCAGCGGTGAGTTTGTACTTGTCGGCAACTTGCAACAGGTTGGCTTGCTCGACAGTGATTACAGGAGCCTTACCAGTTACACCTTTCTCGCGCAGCACCTTGGAAATGGTGCCTACGGACACTCCGTACTTGTCCGCGAGTTGGTACTGGTTATGAAACTTCAAAGAATAGATACGAGCGATCTCGTTCTGCTCTTTGTCAGAGAGAATCCAAACGGTCATTGATGGAGTCCTAAAGAGGGAGTCTGTCTATCGGCTGCACATAGTAGAAAAAGACAAAAACCTAAGAGTTAGCTTATAGGTTTAGAAGTTTGGAGAACTTCTCCGAGACTTCTCTGACTGTCTGTTTTCAGCTGTGCTGGTGCTGGAAAAAAGATGCAACCCCGAAGGGCTGCATAAGGAATTGCTTCACACAGTGCGCGGAGCGCACCTGTTCAGCTCAGGAAAGTGCATAGTTTGAATTGCGGATCAGAGTGCTCAGCCCCTGCATACGCTTGGGCACATTGCCTGCTACACCATGGATCTGGCTCAGAATGTCACTGAGGACTTCCGAGTCAGCCAGTTCTGCAAGTATCTCCTTGTACCAGTGACGCACCCAGTTGACGTTGTTGGCATGGGCCGCGAACGAGTCATGGATAGTGATCACAGGGAAGGGACGGTACTGAAGCATCTCATTGGTGATGCGCTTGAGTGCCTTCAGGTGAGTTGTACCCAGACACTCGATGCTGTGGCTGTTAAGGAATGGCAGGATTACCACACTGGCTTGGCCACTTCGTACGAATTGCTCGCCGAAGTAGTCAATATCGGAGTCCCCTTGAACAGGGGTCCAGCCATTCATGTGACGCTCCAGCAGCTCAGCCTCGATCAGTTCATTGGCATAGCTGACGATGGCCTCATCGTAGTTACAGCGACGCAGCAGCTCACGCAGGATGAAGGCGTCGATGGAGTGGATGACATTGGCCACGTTGGCACGGCCAGTCTTCTCACCCTCGTTGACGTAGTACTCGTAGGTGAAGGTAGCGTGGTCCAGCTCATCCACCTCGATACGAGTGGTCTCCTTGACCATCACCTTGACCTTGGCATCGAAGCCGTCAGGCAGCTTCCACGCATGGCTCAGTGCGAATGGCTGCCAGCTGGCCAGCAGATCCTGCAGCAGCTCCCATGCACCTGGTGCCACGATCTCGACAGCCTCATAGAAGGCGTTGAGTTCTTCAGTGCCTTCACCGAACAGGACCTTCGGCACCTTCTTGGAGCCGTAGCAGCTGGTCATCAGTGCCTGCTTGGTGTGCTTGCGAGGGACGGAGAATCCGCCACCCAACAGACCATTCATGCACTCGTTCAGGTCGGTGTAGGCATCGGCACGACGGTCAGGATCAACCAGACCGGTAGCCTTGGCACCTGCGATGCAGCCGGTGAGTACCGACATGATCTGCACACCCGAGCAGGTGGCATCCATGGCCACGAGATGACCGGTGGGCTGGCCAGCTTGAGCCTTGCGAATGGCCATCACAGCCTTGAGGTACAGCGGCTTGGTTTCAGCCTGATCGAGCAGGTCCTCCAGATGGTCGAGGTTGTCCCGTGCCCATTGTATGCGATCTTCGAAGCGGAGCTTGTCGAGGCCAAAGTTGTTTGCAGCGTCGATCAGCAGGTATTCAAAGCCTGTGAATGTGATCATGGTTTCAATTCCTTTGGGCAATAGGGTGCCGTTCAGGGCCTTTTCAGGCTCTGACTGCAGTGATTGGGGTTGGATTCAGCTCATGAGCAGAGCGAGGACTTTGACTTCAGGCGGTATGTCGCACTTGTTGATGGGTACAAAAGAGCACCATTTGTGCTCATACCAGTAGTCGATTGCATGCGCCCGCTCACGGATGAAGGCTCCATCAGGGAGGTCTCTAGGCAAGCCTTCGTCTGTGCTGTACTCGCCGTAGAGCAGGTTGGCGTAGAACACAGTCCAGCGTTTCATGTGTTGTACCCAGCCAATAAAGCAACGGCTTTGATCTCAGGGAGTAAGTAATCGTCCCGCAGGACATAGAGAGAATGTGGCGTTATAGGGAGGATTATTTCTGGTTGATCACCGGTCCAGTTGGCGTACCAACGCCCTCTACCAGATGACCGGTTGTATAACCGCACTAGAGGGTCCCCCTCCCAGTTTTTTAGAAAGGAATACTCCTGTGATTTAGGTATCAGACGGTAGGTTAGGGACCCTTGCGGGTCCTTCCAGATGAACAGTTCGTTCATACGCCCTCCACGATCTCTTCATCGGCCAGCTCAACGATGGCCTTCTTGAATGCACTGCCTTGGGTTGTGATGTGATAGCCGATGGCATACAGCCGGCCACGCTTGTCCACCTTGTTGGTCAGGTAGAAGCGATTGCCTTGGTTGATCATCAGCATGTACATCTGGTTGGACTCAGCCTTGAAGGTGTCCCAGTTGTCTATCTGCTGTTGCAGGATCTCCTTGGCTTGAGCATCAGTCAGCACTTCACCCTCTTCAAGGGCCTTGTCCTTCACGTTCTCTACGCTGAAGGGTTTGTTGGGTTCCTCTTCCATGGCCAGCAGGAAGTCCACGTCCAGCTTGAGCGGGATCTGGTTCTGCAGGTTGATCACGTCCAGACACAGGTCACCATCGTGGTGGTTGCCCTTGCCCAGCACGAGCGAATCGTTGTGGGTCAGGTGACCGGACTCATGGTTGTGGGTGACCAGATTGGGCGGACACACCATGGGTGGCAGGAAGCGTGAGTCGTAGACGTAGCTCAGCAGGTTCTCACTGAGTGGAATACGGCTCTGGATCATCAGGCTGGCAGCGTTGCTGAGCTTGTTGATATCGAACACGTCAGTGGCACACAGCACAGCCACCATCTCAGCGATGGTCTGGATGCCATCACGCTTCTCGCTGAAGTGCAGTCGGCCTGCCAGCTGAGCCGTCACCGAGGTGAACAGCTCTTCACGCTGGCAGTAGGCGATCTGGACGAAGATGGTCAGCACCAACTCCTCCAGATCAAGGCCACGGACTTGTTCCAGCCGTGCCATCTTGGATTCGTAGTACTGGCCATTCAGCCAGTCATTGAGCAGCTGAACACCTTCCTGCACCTTGGCCTTCATCCACCCATTGGCCTCGATCTCCTTGCGGATATAGCGGTCGATGTGATGCTTGGAGAACCGGTGTTCGTTGGCCAACTGTATGTCATACGGCAGCATCAGAGTGGGTTGGGTCATGGATCTCTCCTTGGATAGATAAAAAAGCCCGTGCAGCACGGCTCTGGATAATCGCCTGTGCTTCCCCGAAGGGAGTCCACTGTCAGCGACACGGGTAGGTGATTCCGTCATTCCAGCGAAGCTGTCTGACGAAAACGACGCATAATAAAAAGGCCCGCTACCCCATGAGGGCAGCAGGCCTTGGATGCAGCGGAGAACGGGCTTAGAAGCCGAGTTCGTTCTCCTTCACCTCTTTGTCGGCGAGCTGGAAGTCCAGCATGATCACCTCCTGCATCTTCTGGATGGCCAGTGGATCAGAGGACAGACGCTTGAGCAGCGCAGCCTCGTAGGCCTTCGATTCCTTCAGGGAGATCGAACCGATCTTGCGACGGCCACCATCCGGAGTCGGAAGGTAGATGTTGATGAAGCCTTGGGAGCGCCAGCTCTCGTTGGCAACTTGAGGCTGGGCATTGCGAGCGGTGTTGAAAGCCATGGTGAATCTCCTTGCATTGGTCAGATTGAGCGGAGGTGCTCGATTCCATCTCTCCGGCGAAGCCGGAAGGACGTTTGGTACACGTAGAACGGGAAAGCTGACTCAGGCCAGCTCGACAGCGACGTAGTAGCCACGACTGGCGTAGTAGTCCTCGATGGCACGAGCGATGGATTCATCGACGGTATCGACTGCGATGAGCTGATCTTCATCGCTGACATAGATCGAGGCGACGGAATGCTCGTCGACTTCGATCAGGGGAAGAGCAGAGGTCATATCCAACCCCCCAGCTTCCCGAAGATGAGTGCCAACAAGACTCCACTGAAGAACAGTGTGAGTTTGTCGTCTCTAGTCAGGCCAGTGTTCTCCTGCTTGTTATCAGCTGTAGTCATATTGAATTCCTTTGAATTAAAGGCTCACTTCCTCAAGCGAACGGAGTTCGCCTGAAGAACTGAAGAGAAGTATTTGAGAAGTAGTTAGAAGTTGATTTCATCTGGTAGCTCAAGAGCACCGTTGGCCTCGAAGAAGATGGCATCGGAGTTCTCACGGCATGCCCATGAGTGCATGGAGTCGGCATAGAAGTCTTTGCCGTTGATAGAGGCTTCGATAGCGAGATGTTCGAAGTATTGAAGAACATGGAAGTTGTCCATAACACTGTCTCCAGACAAAGGGATACACCCGACAAGCAACTTATCGGGTGTATATCGGTTTGGGTTTTAGATGCTAAAAGACTCCCGAAGGAGTCATTGCTTGCAGTACCACTCGTCGAAGGCGAAGTAGAACTGGAACACACCACCTTCCTTTACGATATGGAAGGACACGTAGTCCTCACATTCTTCGTAGTCGAAGATGTCACGAGTTGCCTTGAGATGTTCAATGAACTCTTTCAGAGTCATTGCACTTTTCTCGAAAGCCTGATTCAGGGCAGCTGCCATAGAATCAGTTTCATGGTTACGCATACATCACCTCGAAGAAGTAAGAGAGGACTACATGTCCTCATTCCACTGCTCACGCGAAGCGATGCTGTACAGATCAGTCTCTCTAAGACTCACTGTCTCAATGTGTATTGTGTACTTGTGTATAAAGGGTTAGCCCACTCCGAAGAGTGGGCATGGGATTACTGGGCTGGTGCTTCCAGTGCAGCGAGTTGTTTCTCCATCGAGGCAAGCTCGTGGTTCAACTTGAGCTGGGATTGCTTGAGCATGTGCTCGGAATGTAGCTCACCAACTGCGACTACGTTGTCGAGGGTGTTGAGGCCACGGGTGAGTAGGCCGAAGAACTTAGCGATAGCTGCGAACATGATGAATCCTCATGAGGTAGTGATGTAAGTGCAGATGCGTCCATCCACATCCATAGCTACGGCGAAGCCGGTGAAGTGGGGTAGGTAGTAGGGAATAGGTAGAACGAAGCAATGGGGGGGGGGTGGTTTGGTAAATCGGGATCGAACCTGTCAGTACTAGACCCGTACCCAAATTATAAAATTCGCCAAAACCCGAGGACCGATTTCGCCAATCAACTTTCCTTCCGTACACTTCCCCT